TCTTCTTCTTCTTCTTGGGCGCCGCCGGGACCTTCGCCGCGGCAGCCTTCTTCGGCGCAGCCGCGGTCTTCTTGGCCGCCGTCTTCTTGGGAGACGCAGGCGCCAAACCGAAGTGCTCGTCGATCGCGGCGCGCGCCTTCTCCTTGTCCGCGTCGGAGAGGGTCGTCGCCTTACCGACCGCTCGCCTGGCACCCGTCGCGTTCACGTACTTGTTGGCCTTGAGCGCCTCCTTGAACGAGGCGAGCGACAGCTTGTCGTAGCTCATGTGATCTCCTTGTGGCCCTTCGCCACATGTCGTGCCTCTCTCGGAGGGGCAGTCTCTGTGTCAAAGGAGTAGAACGGAAGATGACTCAGTTCAAGTCCTTCTTCACCGACGGTGTCTTGTTGTAACCGTGACAGTCTGCACTGTCTAGTACTCCATCGAACGGATGAAGCAGATCCGCTAGACCGCGGAAGTACAACTGACCGTCGTGTTCTGGCAAAGAAGAGCGGGGGTGGACCGCGACTCTCCGTTCACCTTCACGGGGTGTTTCTTCCCGCTCTCATCAGCCATTCCTCAGCCTCCTTGGCGGGAACCTCGAGGGTGCTCTCATCGAAGTCGAAGAGGACATCCTCGGGCCAGTCGAGTACCTCATCGCCGCGATACCAGATCTCCTGGCGTCCTCGGCTCTCTTCTTCCACACGCACGATCTGGGCCCCACCGAAGACGCGGGCGCAGCGACGCCCGCCAGGATCTTGGGCTTCGAACGCGAACCAGATGTAGTCCCCCGGCTCGGCCTTGAAGAGGGGAGCCGTCTTGGGAACGAAGACCTCTCCCTCGACACGGAACTTGTAGAAGAGGAACCAGCTCTTCGTGTCGCCGTCTCCTGCGGGAGCGGCGGCTATCGGGTTCATCACGTACAAGTGGTGCTTGGGCATGTAGTTCTCCTGACTCGGTTCTTGTACCCGCGCTGTTCTCTTCTTTTCAAGGCAAGCCTATCCTCGCGGGAGATGAGAATCCTCCGAGAAAACATGAGCGGCGTCGACGTTGTGGCCTGGCAGAACTTCCTGCGAGGTCGCGGCTTTTACATGGGAACGGCAGACGGGCACTTCGGACCGAGGACGAAGGAGGCCACGATGCTCTTCCAGAAAACGACCGGCACCGTCGCCGACGGCGTCGTCGGGAACCTCACGATGGCGGAAGCCCTGCGGCTGGGGTTCGCAGTCATGCAGGACATCGCCCGGCGCGTCGACGGCCCGAACTGGCCGCCCGTACCATCGAACCTCCGCCCGCTCGCGTCGACCTTCGACAAGCAGCAGATCTTCGGCGCGTTCGACTACGATCCCGCCCCGCTGCCCGGAAACCCCGAGGCCATCCGCATCCGCGGAGACTGGGTCGAGAAGAACATCGTGCAGGTCCACCTCCCGCAGCTCCAGGGCGTGAAGGGCGCGCCGCGCGACGGGAAGATCCCCTCCCACGTGAAAGCCGTCGACCAGCTCAAGACGCTCTTCCAGACGTGGGAAGAGCGCGGCTTCCTGCGGAACATCCTCTCCTGGGACGGAAGCTGGGCGCCGCGGTTCGTCCGAGGCAGCCGCACGCACCTCTCGAACCACGCCTGGGCGAGCGCGTTCGACATCAACGCGTCGCAGAACCCGCTCGGCTCCCAACCCGCGCTCGTTGGCAAACCCGGCTGCGTTCGCGAGATGGTCGAGATCGCCAACGACTGCGGCTTCTACTGGGGCGGACACTTCAGTGGTCGTCCGGACGGCATGCACTTCGAGGTCGCGAAGATCTTGTAGACCCACGGGAAAGCGCCCCGATGGACTACAAGCAAGCCTGCGCCCGCCTTGAAGGGCCACGAAAGCAGACGTCGAAAAAGCTCGGCCACAAGCTGACGCTCTACTACTACGACAGCGCAAGCGCTCGCTCCCCTTTCTTTTAGCCCCTCGGTATGTTGGAGGAATGCCGCGCTCGAAGAAGAGACGCAAGAAGAAGGGGCCGCCGAGGGGTGGCGTGCACGCCATCCTGCGCCTCGACCCAGCCGTGCTACAGCTTCTCCAGAAACTCAGGGGAGTCCTGAATGCAAAGCTCAAAGAAACAGGACGACAGGAGCTCTTCCTCTCCGACGTCATCGCTCTCGTTGTCTCCGACGCCGTTGTCGCCAACGCCGGAGACATTCAAGAAGAGTCAGGAGCGCTGGGACTCCATCGCCTCGCAGTTCAACTTGCCCCTCTCTTCGGAGCTGACGGGCTTGCCGCCAGTGGTCTTCCCAACGTTCCCGACGGTGCAGGAGCTCGCCGCTTCCGCCCAGCTCGCATCGCCTGGCACTAGGCCGACGGGGCTCTTCGAAGAGCTGCTGCAATCGCGGCCGGAGGCGATCTACATCGATATCCTCGACCACCCCGAGAAGTTCGAGGACGGCGTGAAGGAGCTCGTCGAAGAGCTCGTCACCCACCGCCGCGAGCTCACCGCCCAGGAGCGCGAGCTCATGGACCGAGCGGTGCTCGACTTCCTCGCGAAGCCGAAGGACCAGCCAGCGCCGAAGCCCATGCCGAAGAAGGTCGACGAGCGGGCCGAGATGGCCGAGGCGCTCGACGAGGAGCTCCGCGCGGAGATTGTCGAGCCGCCTGCCGCGGCAGCGGCGAACAACGGAGAGCCGCCCGCCTTCTGGTGGCTCTGAAAGAGAAACGCCCTCGGTGCTTCCACCGAGGGCGCGCTCTACCGCAGGTCACCGGAGATCAGACCGTCGGGTCGTATTCGTAGTAGACGGCGTAGTCGTTCGTGCCGTTGGGCGCCGTCGCCGGGGTGTACGAGCTCTCGGCGGCGTTGAGCGTGCCGGTGGTGACCGCCGCGCCGGCAGCGACCTCGCGGATGATCACCGCGAGTCCTGCGCGCTCCTTCGGCTTCTTCGGCAGGTACATCGCGCTACCGATACCGATCGAGACCGTCGCGTCGGTGCCATCGGCGGCCGGGTACTCGATCTTCTCGATGTCCGTCCAGAGCTTCGTGCCCGTCGCGACCGTGGCCGTCTGCGCGAGGGTCACAGTCTCGGTCTGAGGGACGCCATTCGGGCCCTTACCGGTGATCGTCGCCGTCGCCGGCGCGTCCGACGGCGTGCTGCCGCCGGTCGTGAAGGTGAGATTGCGCGGCTCGTTCGCGAGCGTCGTGAGCCCGCCCGAGAGTAGGTCGGCCTTCGTCAGTACCACCGGCGCAGCGACCGTCGCCGTAGCCGCCTTGAGCAGCTCAGCACCGGCAGCGGCCGGGTTGGTGAACTCGACGACGGCGATGGCGGCCATCGGCTCGAGCTCGTCGTTGACGTCGTGGCGAAGGTCCGCGACCTCGCCCGCGACGCCACCGGACCCACGCAGAAGGTGAGGCTTCTGCGCGCGCTGCTTGCTCATCAAACCCGAACCCACTGAAGTCGACATGGTGTCCTCATTACATGAATGGCGTGCTGCGATCTGGCACACCGTACTGGTTTACCCCGTAGGCAGGAATAGCCCCACCTGCGTTGTACTGAGCCGCGTGTGGCTCACGCCCGAGTATCTCGAGACCCTTCTTCGCGCCGGCGTGAAGGGCGTAGAGGCCCGCGGCGCCCGCGGCGATCGCAGGGAGCTTCCACTTCCACTTCCCATCAGCGAGACCGGTCCTCTGCCAGGCCTTCTGCAGATCGAACCCTTCCTCGCCGGGGGCTGAGGAACCGGCCGCGGCACCACCAGGGGGCGCGGCCTGCGCCGGCGGCGGCGGCGGCGGCTGGACTTGCTGCGCCGCAAGAGCCTGGCGCGCCCGGGCGCGCGCCTCATCGATGGCTTTGCCCTCGTTCAGCATGCGCCGGGTGTTCCCCTGGAAGAAAGAGCCCCGCGTGAGCGGCTCATGAGGAAGGGGCGGGGGCTTGGGGGTGAGGGCGTCGAACTTGGCCTGCAACCGGCCCGCCGAAGTGAAGTTTCTCTTGATGTAGCTCTTTGCCTTCGAGAGCGACTGCCCCACCACCCCAGGTTTCTGGACTGGAGTGACGCCCATCTCCTTCGCCGCGCGCAGGAAGCGTGAAGTGGCACCAAAACCGCTCGCGGTCTGGGCCATGCTCTTCAGTCCCGTTCCGAATCCTTTGGCGACGTTACCGAGAACCTGGCCAATGCCAGCGTCCTTCTCGAGTGCGTAGTGCGCGAGATCGGAGCCGATTGCACTCGCCATCCGAACCATGCCCTCGTCCATACCGAGCGGGACGTCCTCACCCATGAGCTGCCGGGGGACGCCCTGGAGCGGCGCGCCGAGGCCCACGCCCTCGCCGCGCGCGGCCTGGAGCGCCAGCAGGATGAGGGGCATCCGGGTGTGCCGCGCGGCCTCGCGGACGGGGGCCATCTTCTGGTCCTCTATCATCCGGAAGATGTGGTTCATCCGCTCGGCCTGCGCCGAGAGCATCTCCTCGCGCAGGCGCGCGTTGCGCGCCCGGTTCGCCTCCAGGAGCCCAATCGCGAGGCGCGCAGCGAGCTCTTTCCCACCCGCGGCTTTCTCGAGGAGGACGTCCTCGTTGCCGAAGGCATGAAGCAGGCGGAGGTCGGGGAGGTTCTTCATTCGTCGGGGTCGAACGGCGGCGGTTTCGTGAGCAGGAGGATGTTCTGCAGATGCTGGCGGGCTTCGTGCTGGGTGGCGTTGAGCGCGGCGAGCTCCGGGGACTCGGTGAAGGTGGCGAGGTTCAGCGGGGTCGGCGGGATCGAGGCGGCGCGCTCGATGAAGTCGTCGGTCAGCGCGGCGAAGGCACCGGAGTCGAGCTCGTCATCGGCGGGGTGTTCCTCCGCGGCTTCGAGCGCGACGAGGCCGTCGATCAGCGCTTCGTCGGTCCCGGGAACTCCCCGGAGGTCGTACGGCGAGAACTCATGGCTCGAAGCCAGCCTTCGATATGCCCCAGGGCGCGACTGATCTCTTGCCATTGTTCTTGCTGTCCCTTCACGTGCTGCGTGAACGTCTCGTTGAGTTTCTTGATGGCCTCTTCGCAGTTCTGAACCCGGGCCTGAAGAGCGAGGAAGTTCTCGGTCAGCTTGCTCGTGAGTCGACGCTCCTCCCTGCGTTCCTTCCCTCGCCCCCTCAGCTCGCTGTACAGCGAATCGAACTCTTCGTTGACGTCCTTCTTGAGATCCTCGATCAGCTTTCTCAGCGCACCAATGTCTTCAGGGTACTTCTTCTCGAGCCACTTCTCCGTGTGATTCTTGACCCAGTCCTCAGTCTTGGGGAGCCGTTCACGTTCGATGGTACGGAGCCGGTCTTCGAGGTTCTTGGTGACCTTCCAAATCGTGCCCGCAACGCCGCCGACGCCGGACAGCACCGGCGGGACGATCTTCCATGCGAGCTCGATGAGACCGGACACTTCATGACTCCCTCAGCCAAGCAGCCACACGCGGACTCGGCCAGCTCCGGTGTACGCAATGGACATCGAGGTGATGCCCGCCGAGGGTGTCGGCGAGCCGAAAGCGAAGAACCCGCCGGCCGAGAGCTCGACGGGCTTGTTGCCCCCGTTGATGGTGACGTTGATCACGGGCGCGCCGACCGCGGGCTCGTAGACGACGAGCGCCGCCTTCGCGCCCGCCGCCGGCATCGTACCGAAGTCCACCGCCTGCGATCCCGCTCCCGCCGGAAAGCTGAACTCGAACTCGGCCTTCGAGTCGTACTGGTTCGAGATGCCGAAGGGCAGCGGCTCGAACGAGAGCCCGGGGGCTCCCGGCAGGTTCAGCTTCCCGTCGATGGAGAACGGAGTGCTCATCAGCCGACGAGGCCCGGGAAGGTGACGTTGGCGCCGCCGGCGTTGCCGCCGTTGTTGCTGCCGCTCGAGATGAGTGCGAGCGCGGCGACCTGCACCGGCACGCAGCGCTCGAACTGCACGGCGACCTGCTCCTGTATGAGGACGCCATGGCTGTCGGTCGCCCAGGTGTGGTTCGGCAGGTAGCAGGCCTCGAAGTACACCGCGCCCAGGGTCTCCTGGTTGACGTCGCGGATGTACATCAGCATGCCGACCGGCTGCGCGAACAGGTCGGAGGCGAGGTTGAGGTAGATGTTCTCGTACCCCGGCGGAATGACGACGTCGTGCGGGTTCGCCATGACCTTCGCGCCCGCGTTCGGGAACATCGCCGGCACCAGCGTCGGCGGCACGAGGTCCTGGTAGTAGGCGTACAGGATCCGCAGGAGCGAGCTCCCGTGGTAGTACACCCGCCCGAGACCGATCTGCCCGACCGTGCGGCCACCGATGAAGTAGCTGCGCTCCGACCCGATCTCGAAGAGGCGGGCGAAGTTGCGAGAGTGGCTGAGGGAGAAGTTCTGAACGATGCCGATCGGGTAGACGATCTGGTTCGCTGCCTGCCCCGGTGCAGTCGCCCCGCCAATCGCGCCGGCAACCGCCGCCGCCCCACCGATGTTGGCGAGGCGCGGGGGACCGGCGGCGAGCAGCGTAAACCCCGCGTTGGCGTAGGCGCCGTCGACGAGGCCGCCCTGAACGTACCCCGTGTACGGGGACCAATCACTGAAAGTGCCGCCGGCCATGTAGTTCTCCTTCGAGTTTTTCTTCTTACGGTATCAGACCGAACCGGCCCTCAGATGACGAGGGTGAGGCGGATGTAGTTGCAGGGGTACGGGACATCGAGCGTGACGTCGATGAGCACCGTGTCCGGCGCGTTCTCGTCCTGCACGATGTTGTTCATGTTCGCGCCGATGAGGACGCCGATGTCGGTCAGGAACTGGAGCAGGCCCTGAACGACGTGCCCGAGGCTGTCGAGGAAGCCCTGGGTGATGTTGAACCGTCCGATGTAGTTCTTCAGGCCGCTGCGCATGAACTTCGCGGTGAAGTCCACGACTTTCACGACCGAGTCCGTGCGGGTCTCGATCGAGGTCATGTCCGTCGTCAGCGCCATGCGTGACGTGAGGGGTGCGCCCTCGACGTCCTGCACGACGATGTAGTTGCCGCCGGCCGCGATGATGTTGAGCTGCTTCTCGGTGAAGTAGCCGTTCGAGCCGATGACCTTCGTGAACCCCGTCATCGGGAAGTTCGTGAAGGACTGCTGCGGCGGCTGCTGACCGATCATGCCCGCGATGGCCGCGCACAGGTAGAAGCCGTCGACCTCCTGCTCGATACCGCCGATGGTCGCCGCCGCCTTGTCCGGGACGATCGACCAGAAGCGGCGGTTCAGGAAGGACTGGCCGAGATCCTGGTAGGTCTCCGCGATGCCCTGCTTGTCGAGGGTGCCGTCGGGCTGTGCGAGCGATGCTCCGCGGACGCGCACCGCGAACGGCTCATTGATGAGCGCGCTCGGGAGGGGCGGGTCGTTGAAGTCGGTCGTCGCGTAGAACCCGTCGTCGTTCTCGCCCGCGGCGAAGGTCGTCCGGATGGTGACCTGGCTGCCGGAGATGGAGGCGATGGAATACCGCTTGTTGTCCGACGCGATGTCGATGAAGAGGCCCGAGGAGACGGGGATCGTCCCGACCGGGTTGATGCCGGCCGAGAGGACGAGCGCCGGGAGGTTCACGATGCCGGTGTCGAACACCGTGCCGCTCGAGCCGATCGTGTTGCCGCTGAGGCCCGACGCGACGAGCGTGTCGAGCTTCTTCGTGGGGGCGGAGAAGTTGAAGAGGCAGATGCGCTCTCCCTTCGCCGCCGGCGCGCTCATCGCGGTCACGTGGGTGTTGAATACCTGCGCGACCGCCTCGTCGTGGGTGAGCGGCGCGATCGCGTAGACCTCGTACGCCTCGAGGAACTCGGCGGCGCGGGTGAAGGCTTCGACCGTGCCGAACGGGGCGTCGGCGCTGATGGCGTCGACGCCGATGCCCTGGACCTGGCAGCCCGGCGCATTCTGGAGCGCGAACTGGAGGCCGAGCGCCAGCGGGTTGTTCACGTTCACCGGCGCGAGAAGGCTCTCGAGCTGGCTCGTGTTGTCGAGCTTCAGCAGGTTCGGATTCCGCGCGCGCGGCGAGACGTCCTGGCGGACCGCGCGGTACGACAGGTAGATCGGCGCCTTGCCCTCGAGCGGGTTGCCGATCGTGTCGCGGAGGAGGTCGTGCTTGAGCTGCGGGTCACCCTGGAGGTCGACCACGAGCTCGGGGTTCGGCCGCCCGCTGTTGCCCGGCGAGAGGTTCTTGGCGACCATCGTGAACTTGTCGCCGAGCGCGCTCGTGATCGGGATCTGCTTGTCGAGGCGGATGCGCGCGTTGTTGCCCCCGGGGGCGACCTGCGTGATGCGCCCGACGAGCGAGCCGTCGACGTAGAAGTCGTCGCCCGACGCCGGCGGGAACCCGCCGCCGTTGAAGCGGAAGAACTCCCCGCGCTGGTTCACGTCGAAGCCGAGGAGGAAGGCCGCCTCGTTCGAGCTCGCGGCAACCACCCGGACGTACGCCTTCTGGCCCACCGCCGCGGTGCCATTGAGACGGATGCGGAGCGCGCCGGAGACGACCTCCGCGGTGCCGTTCGCGCCGAGGGTGGTGTTGAGGGAGGTCGCAACGTCGCTCGCCGTGCTGCCCCCGGTGAGGCCGGAGAAGGTGTGCTCGACGATCGTCCCGTTGAGGTCGACCCGGAGCTTCTTCGTGTTGAGCGCGGTGAAGTCCGGTGCGATGTCCGCGAGAAGCCGCTGCCCCGTGACGCTCGGCACGAGGCCGAGGACCGGGAGAGCGGTGCCCTCGATGATCTTGAACGTGCTCTCCTCGCCGAGGATGTTGGAGGTGAGCACGAGCTGCTGGTTGCCGTTCGCCGTCGCCGTGAGCTGCCCGCCCCAGAACGCGTTGAGCTGGTCGAGGATCGCCGCCTGGTTCGCCGGCGCGTCGAAGACGAGGGTCTGCGGCTCGCGACCGTTGACGCTCATCTTCAGGGTCAGGCCGTCGAGGTCGCCCGGGAGGGTGAGGCTCGAGAGGTCGACGAGGCCGGTCACGACCGCCGCCGTGCCCGGCGCCGTGAGGTTGTAGCCGGTGAGCTCGACGAGCGGGGAGACCGCGTCGCCGTTGCCGTCGTCCACGACCTTGATGCCGCTAGCGCCGCTCGCGGTGTTGTTCGGCGCGGCGAAGCCGAGCGGGGTGACCGCGGTGCCACCGATGATCTCCACCTTCGAGGAGGCGCCCTGCGTCTTCGACGTGATGCGGAGACCCGTGGAGATGGAGCCGTAGACGCCGCCGAGCGCGTCGTTGAACTGCTGGACGAGCTCGTTTGCGGACTGCGGCTTGCCGAAGGTGACCGTGATCGGAGCGCCGCCGTCGAGCTTCACGAGGAGGGTCTTGTCGTCGACCGCGCCCGCGCCGTTGAGCGTGAGCCCGCCGATGCCGAGCGCGGCGTTCGCCGTGCCCGCGCCGACCGAGATGACGTCGCCGACCGCGCCCGTGATCCGGAGGTTCGTCGCGTTGATCGACGCCGTGACGCCGGGCCACGTCGATTCGATCGCCGCGAGGAGCGCCGCCTGGTTGGCCGCGTTCGTCGTGCCGTCCAGAGTGAGCGTCGTCGAGATGCCGTTCCGGACGAGGATGATCGTGAGGCCGTCGAGTGTTCCGCCGCCGCCGTAGAGCGCGCTATCGGTCGCATCGGTGTTGCCGGTGAAGAAGGCAGCCGTCGCGTAGGTGAGGCCCGCGAGCGCGACCGCGCCCGTGAGCTGCGCGGCCGTCCCATTCCCACCGCGGCGGAGGTAGCTCTGCGTGCGCGAGAGCTCGACGAGGTTCGTTCCCGAGCCCATCCCGAGGAAGACGCGGATGGAGGAGGCCTCGATCGCGAGCTCGCTGAGGTTGCCCCGCGGGTCGGGGAAGGACGCCTGCGGGACCTTGAGGAAGTCCTGGTCGTAGGCGGTCGAGCCGACGAAGACGTAGCCAGCGACGAAGCCGAACGCCGCGAGGACCGACGGCGAGGTGGCCGGGCGGACTTCGATCGTCTGGAACTCGCCGACGCCGACGCTCTTGATGCGAAAGCCGTCGCCGACGACCTCGGCCGTCGCCTCGGTGACACCCTGCGCGAGGAAGGCGGCGAGGATTTGCTCGACCACCGCCGCCGGCGTGAGCGTCGCGCCGTCGAAGGTGACGGTGACGTCGGGGCCGTTGTTGATGGAGAGCACCAGGTCGTCGCCGTCGATCCCGGCGTACTGCGCCGGGTTCCCCGTGGCGTCCGCCGCGTGAAGAATCGCCGGGAGCGAGATGAGAGCGTCCGTGTTGATCTGGTTCCCGCCGCCGTCTGCCGGAACCAGAACGTCCACGATCTGCTTGCACACGCCCACGACGCAAGGCACCAGGGTGGGCGTCACCACGGTCGGCGACGTCGACCGGAAAACCTGAATGACCTCGACTCCGGGACGCGGAAGTTCAGCCGCCATCTGCTAGCTCCTTTTTCACTTCACACCTTGAACGATGTACTCGTGACGGCCGTAACCGGCGCATCCGATTGTTCCACGGTGCCCCTTTGAATGGGAAGTACGCGTCCCCCCATCGAGGGAGGACGAAGCCCCGCGCGATACGGATGTGCGGGCCGAATTACAACCTGCTTCGCGGGATTCAGCGGGTGCGGCACCTTGTGTTCTTCCACCCCCGGAGCAGAAGTATCGACCTTGTGGCCGGTGACCGGGCCCTTGGAGAGAAAGGTCATGCCGCGCGCGCGAAGCGTGAAGCCGATCTGATCGACGATCTCCTTGTTGAGTGGAGTGAAGACCGACGTCCGATGGAACTGGAAGGGCAGCGACGCGGTCGTGGCGTACCACTCATCAGCGCTGTCCGCGACCACGAGCGAGCCCGCGGGCGACGGCGCGCCGACGACGAACTGCCGACCGATCTCGAAGAAGCCCGCCTTCATGAGCATCTCGCGGTGCATCCAGAGCTGCTCGGCGATGAGCCACGCGAGGTCTTCGCTCTCGACGTCGATGCGAGAGCAGACGTTCACGTTCATGATGCCGGAAATGAGGACCGACTTCTTCTTCTGCCCGGTCTCGAACTTGTAGTCGAGGAGGTCGTCGTGCCCGAGCGTATTCGACTGCACCGGGCCACGAGTGAAGTTCACCGCCGGGCGCTTGCCGACGACGTCGCCGTGGATGACGTTCTCGTCGGTGATGTAGATCTCCGTCTCATGCGGTACGGGGTGCCACCGATACGAGCCGGCGGGCGCGGCGGAGAAGAGCCCCTGGACGAAAGAGACGTATAGCGTGCGGACCTGACGAAGCGCGTGCGCCCGCCAGTCGTCCTGCGGGAAGTCACCCTCCGCGCGCGTCGTCTGAATCTTCGAGGACATCCCGTATTGCCTTCTGCTCCCGGGCCTTGTGCATAGCGTACGCGATGCCTGCGCCCGTACCCAACAGGGGCGCCGCGAGGAGGAGGTAGTTCTTCGGGATGCTCTTGCCGGTGAGGCTGTTGTACGCCTTGTTCGCGAGGTACCCCGCGCCCATACCCGCAGCGGTGCCGGCGCCGTACGCCAGGGCGCCGCCTCCGATGATCTTCCCGAGCTCGAGGTACTTCTTCGCGTCGGCGATCTTGAGCAGCTCTTCGGCGAATCCGGGGTACATCACTTCACCCCCGGGTCGGTGTACGTCGTGCCGTAGAGGGAGAAGATCTTCGGGATCTCCTCGTCCTCGAAGTTCGAGAGGTTGTGCGGGTTGGTGAAGTTCCGCGCCGGCGAGAGCCAGAGGTCCTTGAGCGCTTCACCCATGTTGAGCGGGATGTTGTACTCGACGTCGCTCTGAGGAATGCGATGGAGCTGGAGCTCGTAGTGAACCGGCGACCGGACCTGCTCGGTCTGGTTCACCGCGACGACGCGCCAACGGATGTTCTCCGCTTCGATGAGGAGGTCGCGCGGCTTCACGTTGCCGATGTTCACGATGCGCGCGCTCGTGTTGAGCTGCTGCGTCGTACCGACCTGCGTGACGATTTCCCTCTTCGTGTCCTGCGCATCAATCTGCGCGAAGACCTCGATCGGGTGGAGGTAGCCGCGGGTGAAGCCCGTGTCAAAGCAGAGCGTGCATCCCGAGCGCGTACGCTTCTGCAGCGTCTGGTGCCAGCAAGTGCAGCGCTGTCCGAACGTGCGGACGGGAAGAAGCCAGCAGCGACGCCCAGTGAACTCGCGAAAGAGGAGCGCCATGTGCCGGCGTAGCTCCTTCGCGATGAGGTCGGCTTCCGCCTCCTGCAGCACAGGGCCGTAGTCCTTGAAGTCACCGCTCGGAACATGGGTGACGCGGACGACGTAGTGAAGCGCCCGGAACGCGTTGAACGGCTTCGTGAAGCGATCGTAGAAGATGAAGCGGTCCTGAAAGGGCGACGAGAGCTTGTCCCAAGGGCCCGCCGCGGACTCCGAACGCAAGATCTCGAACTGGTAGTCGAGGACATCCTCCGCGGTGTCCTTGATCTGCCAGGTGATCTCGGTGAAGTCGACGTCGAGCGACCTCACCTTGATGCGCGAGACCTCCAACATCAGACCTCGAGGGCCCGCGCCGCGTTGTAGAACCGGGCCGCCGCCTTCATGCGCTGAACGTTGTTCTTCCCCGGGAGCACGCGCCCGCGAGCCGCGTCGAGGCGATCGAGCGCGCGCATCGCGTGCGCCCGGAGCGGAGCGTTCTCGGGGAGCGGCGGCTTCGGCATGACGGAGTACTGCGTCGGGTTCTCGGCCTTCCCGATCGCGCCGCGCGCCCTGTCCGCAAGGCTCTTCACGTAGCTGGCGGTGGCATCGGTGAAGCTCTTGCCGCGCGGGCCCGACATCCGCATCCCGATACCTTTCGCGGCGGCGCCGGCCCCGGCGCCGAGACCTGCGCCCACGAGCGCACCGCCGAGACGGTTGTCCTTGCCACCGGCGAGCGCGCCGACACCCGCGCCGATGCCGGCGCCGACGAGCTTCGGGTTCGCCTTCGCGATCGAGAGCGCGGCGTTCAGCATGTTCGAGCCGAGCTTGTCCATGAGGTCGGACAGGTGGACGCCCTGCCGCGCGAGCGCGAGCCCCTTGCCCGCCTTGGCGAAGGAGAGCTTCTGCGGCTCGGCGTCAGGCCCGGCGTCGCCAGGCGCGCCGGCACCTTGGGCCTCGTCGTTCGGGACAACCGCCATCGGCTGCTCGGGACCTTTCGTCGGCGCCACAGAGCCGTCGCGCTGCGCCGCGACGAGGTCGAGGTCGAGCATCTTCTTCTGGAGGCGGATCTGGTCGCGCGCCCGGTAGATCGCGTCGCTCTGCTCGTGCGGCGCGGTCTGGGCGACCTCCAACTCGAGCTCAGCCTTCTCGAGCGCGAGCGCCTGGTCGAAGAGGGGCGTGCCCTTGTACTTCTCGAGCCAGGTCCGGCCTTCTTCGTCGGGCGAGCACTCGGCGAACGATAGCTTCACCTCCCCGGACGCGAGCTTGCGGAGGTCCTCCTCCGGCAGCGTGGAGAGGACGTTCGCGAGCTTCACACTCTCCGACTGACGGAGCTCGTGGTCGTAGGCAACGGTGAGAAAGGTATCGAGCATGGTCATCCTCGGATGGTGTGGGCGAGTTCACGGATTATCGGGCCGGCCGTCGAGCCGGCCCGGGCGCCGAGCGCGGCGCCGAGAGCGATGGCCGCAGTCGGGTGCTTCTGCGCGAGCTCGCCGGCGGCGAGGCGCATCTTCGCCTGCGCGATGTTGAGGGCGTTGCCGAAGCTGCCCGATCCGGACTGCTCGGCGGCCTCGAGCTTCTGCACCTTGCTCCGGAGCTTTTCGTTCGAGGCCCCACGCGACCGGTTCTCGATCGCTGTGACGCCGGCGCCGATACCGGCGCCGACGAGTCCGCCGATGAGCCGATCGCGCAAGGCAGCCTCTTTGTACTCCGGCGTCTCGCCGGGAGCGGACTCCGAGTACCCGATCTCCGCCGCCGGCGAAGAAGAGGGGTCGCTCGCAGTCGGGCTCACGCCGGGGCCATCCTTGCCCGGCGTAGAAGAGCCCGGCGGGGTGCCGGCGTCGCCGCTCGCCGCCGGCGTCCCTGCCTGGTTCCCTCCCGGGTCCTGACCGCCCATGAGCGCCTGTTCCTGAGCCTGCTGATCGGCCGCAGCCTGATACGCAGAGCCACCCGCCTCCATCGTCGTCGACGGCGGGAGCTGGGTGTTCACGATCCCCATGAGCTGCTGCTTCAGCCCCTGCATCGCGTCGCGCATCTGCGTCGCGAGCTGCTGCTGCTGCAGTGTCTCGTTCGAAGCCGCGAGCGACTTCTGCATCGCAGCCGCCGCCGCGGCGTTCGCCGCGTTGACCTGCTGCATCGCCTGCTCCTGGATCTGCTGCGCCTGGGCGAGCGCCTGCTGGTTCATCTCCGAGCTCATGGCGACCTGCTCCTGGAGCTGCTGGACCTGCTGCTCTGCCGCCTGAAGGCGCTGCATCGCCTCGATGAAGCGCTCGCGGTAGTACATTCTCTCCGCGGCATCCTGCGCCTGCTGCGCGGCGCTTTCCTCGGCGAGGTAGGCCTCGAGCTCGTTGGCCTCTTCACCCCCGGGCACCGGCGGCGCCGTCGGCGCGCCGCCCATCTCGGAAAGCGCGCGCTTGAACCGCTCGGCGAGCTTGGTGTGCTGGCCGGCGGCGGGGCCGGAAAGCGGGGGAGGGGGAGGGGGAGGCGGCAGGACCTTGCCCTGGGCCGCGTCGGGCAACCCCTCCGACTTCTTCTCCTTAAGAGGGCCCTTCGCCTTTCGACGAGCCCTCTGTAGGGCCGCGAGCGCGGCGATGGTGCCCACGCCGATCGCGGCGGGGGCGGTGCCGGGGCCGAGGGGGCCCTTGGGGCCGAGGAGGCCCTTCGCCTTTCGACCAACCCTCCGTACCTTTCGACCAACCCTCAGCGCCGCGGTCGCGGCGCTGTCAGCCGCGTTCCGCATGGAGGTACTGAAGGTCTTGTACTTCTTACCGGTCGGCGTCGCCCGAAGCTCCCGAAGGAGGTCCTCGGCCGAAGGCCCCTTGGCCGCCGCTTCCTTGAGGTTCCCCTCGAGGTCCATCTCGGGGACGAAGACCGTAGGCGACTTTGAGGCGAGCGCGAGCTTCATCGCCGCGCCGTGGTAGCGGAGCGTGTCGGGGTGGAAGCGCTCGACGCGGGCGGAGGCCTTCTTCTCCTTGGGAACACGCGTCCGGACGGAGATCGGGCCGAGCTTCAGGCGCTCCTTGTATTGCGAAGGATCGTCCAACCAAGCCATGTCGCTCTCGATCCGGTCCATCTCCTTCTCTGCTTTTTCCCCACGAAGGACACGGATGAACGCCGTCTTCGCGGCAACAGCAGCGGTGTCGACAGCCTCGTCAGGCGCAGCAGCCGTCTTCGCCTTGCCCTCGGACTTCTTCTTGTGGTGAACGGCGTGCGCCGCGTGCGCGCCGCCTATCGCGCCGCCGACGGCGCCGAGCGCTGCCAGGAGAGCCTTCTCTCGCGGGGACATCTTGATGCCGAGCGCCTTCGAGCCGTAGATGGTGCCGCCAGTCAGGGCGCCGAGCGCGGCGCCGCGAAGTGCCGGATGCTTCTCATCCCCTTCGGTCATGAGACCGCCGGCGAGCGCGCCGTAGCCGGAACCGGGGAGCGGGTTCAAGAAGCCGTGGCCGAGCGCGTAGGGCTGAACCTCCTCGAACGAGGCGGCCGTCTTGCCCTCCGGAGCGGCCTCCGGGGTGACCACCGCTTCCTCGGCGGCCCCCGCCTGGGGGTCGACCACCGCCGGGGGCGTGCCCGCCGTCGCCGCGGTCTCCGCGTGGGGGAGGAGCTGCCAGAGCTCGTCGAGGTGCTCCTGTTCCTTCGTGAGGTACTCCTCGATCTTGAAGCGCGTCGGGTTGTCCTCTCCGACGAGCTTCCGGAGATGCTGCCAGTTCGCGATGCCTTCCTGCTCCATCTGGATCATCGTCTTGATGATCTCGACGGGGTCAGAGCTTGGCGGGGGCGCGGGGATGTCCGGGACTTCGACCGCGCCCCCGAGAACGCTCATCCGCCGGAGGAGGAACTCCGCGTGCTCGGTCTCGTGCTGGGCGTGGTGTTGGAGCTCCTGCGCGATCGAGTGGTGCGCGAGGTCCCGCAACGACTGCGAGTACACGATGTACGCATAGTGCGTCTTGAGCTCGTTCTGCACCATGAGCGCCATGTGCTCGAGGACTTCCTCGATGGGGGCAGCGAACTGCCCCTCTAGCACGCCCGTCTCGTCTGGAGCCGCGGTCTTCAGCTTCAGGAAGAAGGCAGCGGCCTCGTGAAGCGGGATACCGTTCTCGATTTTGAACACGGTGCTCATCATTCTCCCTCCGGAGCGGGCTCCTCGACGATAACCGCGATCTGCGTGCCGACGCCGAACGCTTGAACGAGGCAGGGCGCCGGCGTGCCGGGCGCGCCGTACACCAGGGTCTTGCCGCCGCCCTCGTCGCTGAAGCCGAGGAGGGCGTGTCCCTTCGGATCACCCGGTTCGGCGAGCTCGACGCCGGCGGCAGTGACCGAGGTGAAGGCGATGCCACGGTCCACCTGCGTGACGAGGAGGCCGCTGACGGCGCCCTCGAGCTGAGACTTGATCTCGGCGAAGGTGAGGCCGCCGTCGGCGCGATCGCCCTCGACGAAGGTGTACTCCACCGCGTCGGGCTGGACGAACTTCACCTTCGTCCCAACGAGCCCGTAGACGACCGGCGGGAGCGGCTTGCCCACCAGAGTCCCCGCGAGGAACCGGTTCATCTCGTCGAGGCTGTTGAACTTGTAGGTCTTGAGCGCCATGGGTCAGTTCTTCTCCGTCAGCTCAGTGGCACCAGAAAGATCAATATGCTGCGTACGTGGAATTCACCACCCAGTACTCACTCGACACGCCCATGTTCGACGACCCCAGAATACCCTCGATGTTGAGAGCGACCTTCACCCTCTGCTTCATCTGGTCGGTGGTCGCCTTGAAGTACTGAAGCCATCGCATCAGTTCCGGCGCCTTGTCGTTGACGCCGACAGTGATGCCGCCGTTCGAGTAGTTGATGTGGTTCCGCACCTGTAGCATCGCGACCGATTCGAGGATCGAGATGACCGTCATGCGGAGCATGAGGTTGTGCTGGTTCCTGTAGAGCAGGTCGTCGAGGGTGAGCGTCGTGAAGGGCGGCGTGCCGTTGAAATCGGCGAGGGCGTCCATGATGGCCCAGGCGATCTGCCGGTCCGTCGATTCGACGCCCGCGATGAGCCGGTTCAGCTCAGGGAAGTCGCGCAAGAAGAGGCGGACCAACTGAACGAAGTCCCTGGTCGTCTGCGACACACCCGGCAATCCCTGAATCATCGCGGGCTCCTCTCGCTCAGCGGTTCTTCTTCGACTTGTCCTTCTTCGACGAGCTCTTCGCCTCGGAGGACTTCTCCTCCGCCTGGGCGACGGCCTCGGTACCCTCCGCGGACTCCTCGCTGGACTTCTCCAGGCCGGCGAGGGTCTCGAGCGGCTGGTCCACGGGGAGAACGACGTCGGCGGCGGGGTCTCCGAGCTCGAGAAGCCCCGGAGCGGGGTCAGAGGCCTCGGGCGGAAGAACCGGGTTGTCCGTCGCAGCGACGGGCGGCTCGACCGGCATCGTGAACTCCTTCGGCGGGGCGACCTCGCGCGGGTGGACATTCATGTTGTGGCCGGTGGGCTTGTCGTTGTTCGCGCTATCGAGCGGAGGCTCGGGGCGCGGGTTCGGAAGAGGAACCGACGGAGCCGCCGGAAAGCGGTCGTCGTAGAGGTTCACGACGCGATCATCCATCGTCGTGACGTAGAGGATGCCCTCCTTCTCCTTCGTGCGGAACTCCTCGATGTGCTGCTTGAGCTGCTCGAGGCTGATCTGGACGGGGCGACCGCGCACGAGACGGCGCGTGCCGTTCATGATGAACTGCTTCAGCCCGCCATGCGTGGGCCGCTCTGCGCGCTGAAGACGCGTCGCGGTATCGCGCGCGCCGTTGTGGACCTTGAAGTTCATACTCGGCTCTCCTGGTGGTGAAAAGTCGAAGGGCGCCGGCGCGTTACCAGCACCGACGCCCTTCGATGATTCGCCGGGTGGTCTATCCCGGTCAGTAGGTGTTGACCTGCGGGAACTTGAGGCCGGCGTCCACGCGGTTGTTCACCGCGCCGATGGCCTCCTCGGAGACCGGGATGAAGTTCTCGAGGAGCGCGTCCGCGTTCGTCACCGGGTTGGCGTCGGCGGAGTAGAGCTCCAACTTGCGGCAAGCCGCGATGTTGATGATCCCCATGCCGATGTCCTCCCAGGCCTGGAACGTGATGAGGTTCGCGATCTTGTCGATGTAGAACTTCGTCGCGTTCAAGACATAGAACTTCCCGAAGAACTCCGGCTTCGTGAAGCAGTACACGTTGCCCGGACGGAGGATGTCCGTCTTGATGGTGCGGACGTACGGCCGGCCCATCAGGGTGTTGTACTTGTAGCCGTCGACGGCCGTCTCCGACTGGAGGCGATCGCCGAAGTCCTCGACCGTCCACTGGAGAAGGTCGTCCCAGTCGACCTCCGTCATCAAGAGACGCTCCGCCCGGAGGCGGTTGCCGTCGAGCATCTTGAAGAGCCGGACGATGTCCGGGCGCTGGACGGGGCGAACGACCGCGTCGTTGGTCGTCGCGGTGCGAGCGAGCTCTCCCTTCGCGACCGAGAACTCGACCGGCGGCGAGTTCTGGATCGCCGAGGCGTTGAGCGCCGCCGGCGTACCGCCGTTCGCCTCCACCTGGAGCGCCTGGACGGCCGCCTCCACGTGGATGATGAACTCGCGGTCCTCGACCTCCTGGATGTCCTTCACCGAGTTCTCCTCGATGATCTTGGTGATGGGCATCTCGTAGGCGAGAAGCTCCTGCTCCGTCTTCTGGAAGATCTCGCTCGCGATCGTGAAGAACGCGATCTCGGCCTTCGGGCCGCGGATGAAGCGGGCCTTCGGCTGGCCGCGGAAGGTGACGCTCATTGCGCGCGAGCGGGGCTCGACATCGACGATCTTCACCAGGGTGTCGTGGTTGACCGACCGCTGGCAATCGGCGCGGGTAACCTGTTCCGGTGGCAGGATCTTGCGGGCGAAGGAGACCTCGCGCAGGCGGTCGCGGATGTACGCGCCGCCGTACTCGGCGATCTTTTCCTTGCCCTCGGCCGACCCGAGCTTGGTCGCGAAGAGGTCGTTCAGAACACGGGGGGAAACCATGTGTTGTTCTCCTTCTTCTTCCTTCTGGTTCTTGCCCGGGTTGCCTCAGGTCGTGCCGTTCTGAACGGCCCAGCCCGAGATGAACCGGAGCCGGCCGCCGTTGGAAGCGGGGAGACGAGTGACGTAACCGACGATCGGGACGTTCGAGGTGAACGCCCGGCCGACGAGACCGGAGTAGTTGCGACTGCCGAGGGTGATCGTCATGACGCTCAGCGGCTGGAGCATCGTGTTGATGGCCGCGTTGCCGGAGCCGTTGATGTTCGCGGCGACGTCGAAGATACGCGTCTCGAACTCGTACTGACCGAGCAGGAGGATGGGCATCTTGCGCTCCGCCATCGCCTGGACGTCGTAACGCCCACGCTCGGCGAAGAGGGGAAACGAAAGCGTCGTCGCCGCGTCGCCGACGGTCGTCACGTTCGTAGCGCGCACGAGCTTGCCGCTGGAGTTGAACGTCACCCACTCGCCGTCCACGAGGCAGACCGCGTTGTCGGGGCTCGCCAGGGTGGGGTCGGCCAGGGGGACGTCACGCCGGTGGATCGACTCGATGGGCGACACCGGCTCGAAGTTGACCTTCTGCACCGTAGACATGTGGTTGTTCTCCTATTCCTTCGTTGCTGCTGACGCAGGTCGGGACGGCGTCAGCCGATGCCGCCCAGGATGAATCGTTCGAACTCCGACGGACCGCCGGAGGTGTGTCCCTCGTCGCTCGTGAGGTGGGCGATCTTCTGGCCCATGTTCGGGCCCACGAGATCGACCGCCTCCGCGATCTTCTCGAGGCGACCGCTTGCGGCGGCCTTCTCGAGCTGATCGACGAGATCCTTGATAGGGACGTCGAGGCTGATGCCCTTCTCGTGCATCGCATGCGCGACCTTCTCGGCCTCTTCCCGCTGCATGCGCGCCTGGGCCTCCTTCTTCCAGAAGTCCCGCTCCGCCGCGAGCTTGCGGAGGGTTTCGGGGACCTGGGAGAGGACCAACTGCACCTGCTCTGCGCTCAACTTCTTCATGGCTCAGCCCGCCTTCTTGGCGGTAGACTCCGCCATCTTCTTGAGGAGGGCCCGCGCCGCGGCCGTCTTGACCTGGCCGGAGGACGAGATCTTCACGCCGGCCTCGCCCGTGTGAGCGAACGCCTTCTGGAGCGTGTTGTCCGTCGCCGACGTGAGCGCGGGCTCGTTGAAGTACTGCTTCAGCTCCGCCTTGCGGGGAGCGTACGCCGTGCCCTTCTTGTAGTCCTTCGCTGCCTCGTTCGAATGAACGAGGGAGCGGGGACCCTGCGGGGCGCCGGCGGCGGGTTGACCGCCGGGCTCCTCGGACGCCGACGTCTCCGGGGGGACCGCGGCGCCGGCGGAGATCTTCGCCGGGTTGATCGCGTCCTCGGCGACCTTCGTGGACGCGAGGAAGTAGTCGACGAGCGTGGCGGGGGCCGAGGCCTCCTTCTTGTCGTCATCCTTCTTCGCGAACGGGGGCGCCTTCTTGCCGTCGCCCTTCTTCGGCGGGCACTCGGCCGCCTTCACGCCGGCGAGCTTCGCGAGCCGCGCGCGCGTGATGTCGGTGACGCCCGCCGTCTTGCCCTTGCCGCCACTGAGCGCGGTGGTCTGGGTGCCGGGGACATGGTGGTGCGCCGTGTTCTCCATCTGGGTCGCGGCGCCGGCGACGGCCTTCTGGGTGCCGGGGTGCTGCGGGGGCTGGGCGTGGCCCTTCCCCTGGCCCGACGGCGTGAAGACCTGGGTCTGGCTCTGCTGCGACGCGCTCACGCCGTCGGGCGGAACCGCGGAGTTCGAGGCCGCCTTCACGATCTCGGGAAGCGCGTACTCGACGGCGTTCGCGAGCTTGATCGCGAACTCCGTGGAGACGGTCTCCTCGTCGAGGGCAGCGGGGGCGGAAGCTTCCTTGGCGGTGCCCTCCGAGAGGCCCACCTGACGCGCACCCTCGGCCGCGATCGCGGCGGCGCGAGCGTCCTTGGAAAGCGCCTCCTTGACGAGGTCCTGGATGAGGGGGCGGGACGTCATGTTCATGTTCGGGTTCCTTGGGGCGAGACGTCGGAATCTGAAGCGGTGAGGGGCCGGACCCCGGAAGGAGTCCGGCCCGGATGGGTTCAGCTCTCCCAGGTGACCGGGTAGCCCGCCGCCTCGAGGTACTCGAGCGCGCGGACGTCGACGGCGCTGTCAACGTCGATCGCCGCGGCGACCTTCTCGCTCTCGCCGAGCAGGTCGAGGGTGTGAACCGCAGCGACCCTCTCGGCCGCCTGATCCAGGTCCCAGCCTGCCTCGGCTGCCTTCTCGACCGCCGCCACGAGCGCGAGCTCGTCGATGGCGCTCGACTCCTTCTTCCGGCCCGCGTACATCGCCGCGCCGGCGCCAGCCGCCGCCGCGCCCGCAGCGCCGAGACCCGCGCGCGTCATCGTGACCTTCTTGGCCTCCGACTTCGCCGCCGGCACGTACTTCTTCGCGAGCGCCTGCCAGCCTGTCTGCGTGCTCGAGCCGCGCTCCTTCGCCTCGCGGGCGGAGCGGATCGCGGTCTCGGCCCTGGCCTTGAGATCCTTCGCCTTCGACCCGGTGACGAGCTCGTCGACGCGCTTGGCCGCGTCGCCGCCGTAGCGCTTCGCCTTGCCGGCGAGGTACTTGCCCTTGTCGAGCGCCTTGGCGAGCTGCGGGGGCATCGCTGCCTCCTTGCTCTCCTCGATCTCCGGGATCTCGCCCGGGTCCATCTCGGCCTCGGCCGAGGCCTCCTTGGAGATCTCGCGGAGCTCGGCGACGAGCGAGTGCGCCATGACCTTACCGAGGAAGGTCGCCTCGGCCATCTTGGCCATGGCTTCCTTCTTCTCGGCAAGCTCCCGAGCCGCCTCTTCCTTCTTGGCGTCCCCGTCCTCGTCCTCGTCCTCCTTGTCATCCTCGCCCGCGGTCTTCTCGTAGCCGTCGAACGTGGCGTTCCAGAGGGTGGCGATCTGGTCCTCGGAGAGCTTGTCGAGGTCAATGCCGTTGTCCGCCGCGAGCTTGCAGAAAAGCTCCATCTGGGCGGTCTTCTCCGCCTCGGCGTCGGGGGCATCCGTCGTGTCGTTGACGAAAGCGGTCTTGGTGTTGCCGAAGTACTCGGCGAGGAACTGGTCCATGGCCATGATCTTGTCCTGTTCTAGATGGGGGTTCGGTCACGTGTTCCTCGAGGGGAATCCCCTCTCCACGCCGGCTCTCGCCTGTTTGGTATCGGGTTCAGCCTGCTCGTCAATGAAGGCCCGATTGAGGTACTCCACCGAGAGCGGACTGAAGACTTCTTCTGGGCTCGCACTGGAAAGCTTACGGAACTCGGACGCCGAAGAGGAAGAGACCCCCTTCAACAAGTCCTGCGTGTGAGCTGTTAGTTCCATGAGCTGATCGCGGTACGAGTTGTACGCAGCACCAATCTTACGCAGCAGATCAGAAGAAAGGGAAGAACACCCCCTCTTCTCCTTGGGCGCTGAAGTGATGCCCCAGAGCAGCCGACGCTCGAGGGCTGGAGCGATGGCAGACCGCTCCATCAAGAAGGGCAGGAGCAGTCGAACAAGAGCGGGGATGAAGTCCTTCGAATCGAGCTTCAACGGCGCTCGCTCGTGCGTCTTCGGGAACACCTCGCCCAGCATGTCGAGCTCGTCGGCGACGTCGGGAGCACCGAGCTGCACGAGGATGATGCGCTGGAACTCGCGCGGTCGAAGAACGATGCCGAGGCCGCCCGTCGACGCGAGAGCGCCCTTCAAGTCGCCCCGGCCCATCAGGTTCAAGAGGTCCCGGGGTAGATCCTGCTCGGCCGCGTTGAGCGCTGGGATCGCCTTGCCCGCGAACTGCGAGGGGATGACGTCCTTGATGATCTCGCTCTTCTTCGCCTTCGCGTTCTTCCCGAAGGCGGCCTCGAAGACGAGGTCTTCGAGCGCAGACGCAGTCTTCACCTGCGACGGCTCTTCGCTGTAGCCGAGCTTCTCGGCCATCTCGGCGCTCGGGCCGATGTCCCAGAAGGCGCTCGGACCGGAGGCGATCTTCATCATCGTCTTGGCCGTCTTGTCGGCGCCGATGAAGACGAACGAGATGTCGAAGAAGCGCGGGTAGTCGTTGTAGACGAAGACCTTCCTGCCGTCGGGCAGGATGCGGTTCATCTGCTTCTTGGCGTGGTCGCAGTTGTGCACTGCGTACGAGCCGGCAACGTACGAGTGGTCGTCCTCGACCTCGAAATTGTAAAGCGGCCCGTCGTACTCCTCGTAGGTCAGCTTGCGAATCGACGTCGCGAGGTAGCCGTTCCAGAGAAAGAGCTTCGATTGCTGGGCGACTTCTTGCTGCCGTCGCCCTTCGCGGATGGCGAGAGCGGCATCCCCCGAGAAGCTGACGTACCAGATGGTTTGGTCCCCGTAATTGGTTCGACGGGCATAGCGGTGAAGCGAGCCGACGACGCCGCAACAGGCGGCGAGAAGCTGCATCTGCTTGGCGAGTTCAAGTGAAGAGGTCGCGACGCGCAACACACCCTTGCGCTCATCGTAAGAACCATCGCCGACGGCCCAACCGCGGAGGACCTGATGACAGAACGCCTGCCCCATCTGCCAGACAGCAGGAGACAGGGACTTGGTACGGCTACCCCTGCCTCCATGCTGCAGTAGCCACTCCGCGACGCGACGGCTGTTGATGCGTAGCTCAAGCGCGTTCTTGTCGCTGTAGGCACGGTACTTCTCCGTACACCCCGGGTCCATCGCCTTAGCCGCCAAAGCTGCCTCTTCGAGCAGACTTCTTTCCGAGCCATGGACGGTGAAGCGAACCGACTTGGGGTAGGTGACACCTGTACTGAAGTTGACGCCGCCCTCGGCCAGGTAGAGCCCGAGCAGGAAGCCGTACGCCGCATCCATCGGCGATTCGTCGGTTAGGCGCGGTAGGGGGCACAGCACAATGTCCCCTACCTGCAGGTCACCTGCATGGACCCAATCAAGGCGCTCTTGCAGGCTCTGCTCTCGCGCCTTCTTCTTGCGAGGCCTGGCTGAGAGGAACGGGTGGTTGTCCGTGGCTTGGACAGGCAAAAATCCCCAGGCGTCGATGCCAACGAGTACCGACGGACCCCTACTCGGCAGTAGCTGCGTGACCGGTTTGCCTACGCCCTTGTGTGTCAGGACTTCGTCGCCGACGTTGATGTCCTCGATGTTCTTGGTTGACCCATCCGCTAGCAGGATCGGGGTACCCGGCGGGAAACAGTAGTCCGCGCGCGTGATGGAGAGACCACGGATCTTGTGCTTGTTCTTGTGGAAGGCGAGGACGGCTTCGCCCGGGTGCTTATGCTTCTTCGGGTCGAACGTCGCCTGCGCCTCGCGATAGAGCTTCCAGTCGAGGCAGATCGAGCAATTGTGAACTGCCCGACCCTCCGCTACGTAGCTCTCGTCCCGGTCGACGGAGAGGTTGAAGACCTCGACGTCGCCGTCAAGTTCCTCGACAGCCTTTACTGGCGTGAGCCAGTACCCGTTCCAGAAGAAAGACTGCGGAGATTCCCACCCGACATCGACTGGCGTGACCTTCGTAGAGCGCCCCAAGAACTTCTGACTTTGGGCAGTCGACAGGACGAGGTACCAGAACTCCGAGTTCACACCGAAACTGGAGTTCGTGCCGGCGAAGCACACGGTCGCCGTGATGCCCTCCGACAACAGAAGTCGCTGAACGTCGAGCAGAAGTCCTCGATTCACCGATGCGATACGGATCTGACCCCTCGCATCGAAGGAACCATCCGTATCGATGTACCCCGCGACGAGCTCGAGCTTCGCTTCACGAGACCAGTAGAACACCTCCTCGTTGAGGTGCTTCCCGTGAGATGTGCGCCCGCCCCACTTCTGGAGCCACGCCGCGAGGGACTGATCGTACACCGAAACGATGTGCGCCTTTCGATCATTACCCGCGTCGTAGACGTTGGGCTCGTTCGCAGCACCAGCCTCGACAATCGTACGAAAAAGACGCTGAAGATGCGCGGTCTCCTCTGAACCAACCGAGAACCCGAAACCCACATCCCGGTAGTCGCCGTCTTTCCTCTTTCCCGTGCGCTGCCGGATGATGTAGCCGTCGCCGAGGTAGTAGCCGAGGAGACGTGCTTGTGCGGGCGTGACGTCATACTCCGCACGCCTCGTTGAGGGCACCGGAGTAGCGAGGTAGTCCCCAGGCTTCAGCGTCTCAGCGGCGGCCCAGACGAGCTCGAACTCGGGCGCCTTTCCGCACCGCTTGCACGTTGCGCTGTCCGAGAAAGAATGCCGGAGCCTGTTCCCGTTCGCCGAGCCCTTGCACGTGCGCACCTGTTCTCGGCGAAGGACCAGGAACGGGTGGTTGTCCGTGGCGTCGATACGGGGAAGACCGGATGCGGTGATGCGGACGAGGCCCTCGGCCTCCCGACGCATCATCTGGCGGACCTCCCGGTACGCGCCCGTGTGAGAAAGAACAAAGTCGCCGACCCGAATCTGCTCGATCGGCTTCTGCCCGTCGCGTGTGCGCACCAGCGTTCCCGCCGGAAAGCACGTATCGTACGGAACTTTGCAGCCCATCGACACGTCCGGGAACATGCCGGCGATGAGCTTGTCCCAGACCTGCGCGCCGCCGTACTGAAGGCACTTGTCCTTGTCGCAGCGGGTGACGAGCTCGACGCGCTTCATCCTGTCGTTCCACGCCGCGAGCTCCACCTCACCGAACGCGCGCGACGCGTCCTTGTTCCGGTGGTGGGCGTACGGGTGGGCGAAGTAGAACGTCGGGAAGCCGTACGGCCAATCCTTCGCGCGGATCTTGTCGATAACCGGGTTGCCGTCCCACCTGTCGGGGCGGTGCATGAGCGCCGCCTCGGGAAAGTAGTCGCCGTTGATGTTCGAGCCGAAGTACTCGCCAGCCCCCATCGCGTTGACGAGGTTGTAGACGGCATCCGGGCGAGGCCGGAGGCTGTCGATGTACCGGACGACTTCGGGCAGCAGGGAGCTGGCGGTCTTCTCCAGCGCCCCGTCTGTGGTGCGGTTGAAAAGCGGGACAACGGTGGGCCCCGCTTCCGTCTCCCCTCGAAAGAAGCTGACCTTCAGCACGGGATTACTGCTGCCCGCCGGCCGGGCCGCCCTGCCGCCGTCCGAAGTGAGAGAGCGGCCGCTGTCCGAAGTGAGAGCGCGCGACCGGGCCGTCCTGCTGCTGCTGCTGCTGCTGCTGCTGTACAGAGTGAGAGCGCGCGCCCGGGCCGCCCTGCTGCTGCCGTTGTACGAAGTGAGAGCGCGCGACCGCGCTCGCGTCGTCCGCCAAGCGATCGATAAGCGAGGGGAACGCGTCGCGGTGGCTGAGGGTCTGGGCGAGGATGCCGCCCGCGTTCATCGGGTTCTCGACCATCTGACGCATGTACGTCCCGGCGACGATCGGGTCCCTCGCGAACGCCGGGTTCATCGTGTGGAGCGACGTGAACATCTGGTTGAAGCGGCGCGGGTCCGCCTGATGATAGTCGTGCAGGTCGGGGTTGTACTCGAGCATCTGCTTGAACGCGCGGGACTTCGTCGCCGCGTTCAGGAGCGCCTTCGCGGCGATGGCGCCCACGCCGATCGTGGCGGTGGCGGCCCCGGCGCCGAGGCCATGGACCATCGCCTTGCCGAACTGATCATGGAAGCCCGCGGTCTTCTCCGCGGGGCCGAACTCTTCGAGGAACTCGTCGACCGGCGTGCTCATCAGTAGCCTCCCATCCCGCCGTAACCCTGAGCCTCCATCTGAAGCTCGAGCTCCTTCCGGTTGTATTCCGGCGTGCCCGGGACCGCGCCGAGCACGGTCCGCTTCACGCCCTGGAACATGGGGTCGTACTTCAGGGTCCGGCGGTAGGTCTCGTGCGCGCCGATGGCGGGCGCCGCGTAGACCATGCCCTTGGCGATGGTCCCGAGGGCCTTGCCCTTGCCCTCGCCCAGGAGCTTCTCGCCGAGCACCGCGCCCCCGTGCCCGGCCTTGTTCGCCGCGCGCTGGAGCAGGTTGAGACCCTGCGGGAGAAGACCCTCCTTGCCCGCGTGCTTCAGAACCTCGTTCACCTCGATGAGGCCTTCGCCGGTCGCCTGCTGGATCTCGCGCGTCTCGGCGAGCTTGGAGAGGACCTCGCAGAGGTCCTTGAAGTCGGCGACGAGCGGGTGCTCCTCGTTCGGAATGCCGACGTGGGCGACCTTCTGGAGTGACTCGGCGACGGCCTCACCGTTCGCGAAGACGCCGTTCTCGATGAGCTGCGGGATGATCGCGCGGAAGGCGACCTTCACGTAGGCCTCGCTCGGGGCGAAGCGGTTCCAGATCTCGGCGACCTCGCTGAGCGCGGTGCCCGAGAGAGCGGCCTGCTTCACGTTGTGGAACGTGCGATCGCGCAGGTCGCTGAACATGTTCTCGAGGGTCGAGAGCTGCGCGGTCGCCTGCTCGAACGCGCTCGCGAGCTTGTCGCGGAGCTCGATGGTGTTCGCCATCGGCTCGGCGAGGGGGAGCGCGGTCTCCCGGACGCCGAACGCCTCGAAGAGGAGCGCGTCCTCCGCAGCGGAGGCCGTCTTGTCCCTGGCCGAGCTCGTCTTCTCGGCCGGGGGCTGGTTGTAGTCCCCGGTCCCCGGGTCGAAGACGGAGCCGCCACCGCCGTCGTTCAGATCCTGGAGAACGACCGCGGGGCTCGCAGGGCCGCCAGGCCCGAAGTCGACGACCTTGCTCGCGGCGCCCTCCTTCCGGAATTGCGTGAGGTAAGCTTCGGTGTTCGCGAACTCGATGACGCGCTTCACCTGCTCCGGAGAGAGCCCGGCGTGCTTCACCGTCGCGACGACGGCGTCGTTCAACGTCTTCGCGCGCCCCTCGCACCAAAGCGACGAGGCCTTCTTGCCCAGAACTTCGAGGTGCTCGCCGGAGACTGCCTTCGCGTTGAGCTGCTGAAGAAGGCCGTAGTGCGGGAGATCGGACATTCTGCTCTCCTGGGGACACACAAGAAGTACCATGCGGGAGAAAACCATGGGAAGCACGGACCTGTACGTCACGCCGGCAGAAGCCGCTGAACTCCTCGGCGTATCCGTGGAGATGGTGCACGTCTACGACCGCAAGCAGCTCCTCGAGGCGTACTACCCAAACGGGCGAAAGGCCGGGAAGCGATTCCTCGCCGAGGACGTCTACGCGCTCGTCGAGCTCCGGCAGGAGCACAAAGGGGACTTCCTCCGAAGGCTTCCGCAGATCGCGATGCGCGCGGTCGTCACGAGCCGGCGTGTCGAGAAGCGCCTCGACGAGCTCATGCAGTTCCTGGGGTTGAACGACGTGGTCCTCCCCCTCGACGCCACTTCCATCGCACTGCTGCACTTCCAGGTCGAGAAGGCACTGGCACAGCCGCGCGTCGAAGACCAGCAGGAGCTTCTCGACTGGGCGAAGAAGCTCCTCGCGATCAACGAAGAGTACCTCGACCTCGTGAAGCTGCATCTCGGCGACGAGTACCCCTGGAAGCCGTACCTGGACCTGGCGCGGAAGCTCTCGGAGGCATGCGGGGGACGGCAGCGCAGCTTCCTCGAGCACGCGCGGGCGAACCTCCGGAACGTGGCCTACTTCTACGAGCGCTCGTGGCGCGGGCCGAAGGAGGCCGAGAAGCTGTTCCCGGGGGAACGCTACTCCGGCCGACTCCTTCGGCGCGTGCTGACGGACGCCTAGCCCTGATAGAGCGGTCCGGTGTAACCGGAGTACTGCGGGCCGACGTTCTCGTACTCCCTCTTCGGCGCGATGATGTCCGGACGCGGGCGCACGATCATCGACCCGAGGAAGCAGTAGAGAATCGAGTGGAACGAGTCATCCGGGCGGTCCGGGCGGTGCTGGTACTGGATCATCCGCAGCGTCTCGTTGTACTCGCTGAAGATGTTCAGCATGTCCTGCGCGTAGGGCTGGTGGAACTCCTCCCAGCGGGGGAACTCGAACTGCCCGCGCTTAATAGCGGCGAAGATGTCGCTCATCACCTCGGTGCGGTGCACGAGGAAGCGGGCGAGCCGATCGTCGCGGTAGACCTTCTTCTTCACGCGAGCCTGGTATTGGAACTTGTGGAAGCGCGCGGGACCGAACTCGCGGACGAGGACGTTGTTGCTCGCGAAGCCGCCGCCGTAGTCGGCAGCGATGATGCGGCAGTTGAAGGCCCGGATGATGGCGACGATCTTCGAGATCTGGATCTGCGGGTCGACGTCCTCGCCGGTGAATCGGTGAATCCAGAAGATGCGGAACCGATGCCCCTCGTAGTATCCGAGCGACATCACGGTGTAGCTGTTCTCGCCGGTGTTGCCTTGGTACGAGATGCAGCCGTTGCGCTCCGTGACGATGTAACCCGTCGGAACAGAGCAGCAGTACACCTTGCCGTTGTATGGCACCCGCTCAACCGAAGAAGACGGCGTGTTGAGCTGGTAGTCCCTGCCCTCGGACCAGGACACCCGCCACTGCGCTTTGCGGTTCCCGTTCGCCTCCTTGTGGGGACGAAGTACGGCGCGAAGCCCGAGTCGGATGCAGATCTCCTGGAAGTCTTCGCAGAGCCCCTTCGAGGTGGAATAGAAACTTCCGCCGGTGTTGCCGGGCCGAGGATCGATAGAACCATCACCGCCGACCATCGCACGCCAGAGAATCCAGAGCTGGCGCTGGCTGAGCCGAAGGAACTCACGCGGGATACGCTTCTCTGCTCCCGTACGCCCTACGTTCTCGGCGTACCAGTGCCAGTACTGCTTGCCGTAGATGGTCCAGTTGACGTCACCCGTCTTCGGGTTCAGGAACGCCTTGTACGGTATCTGCATCCGATCGAGGCATGCCTGAATCCGTTCGCAGACGTGCGCGTTGACCGTTCTCCGTTGAGACATCTTCAGGCACGAGGGCCTGTCACCGTCGAAACAGAGGCCACCTTCGGTCACGAGGTACCCGAGGAGCTCAAGCCAGTCGTCCATCGAGAACGTGCGTTCGTCCGAACCGGAGTACCCGGGGCTGATCGGGAGGCCGGGCAGGGTAAAGTAAGGTACTTCTTCACCACGCCATGTGACCGAACCCACGAACTTCACGTTGCCGCCGCGCTTCACGGTCTCGCCGGCCGCTTCCGTGACCCACTTCCCGCTGGGCAGAGGGTTCACCCGCATCCGATGGGTGTCGGTCACCATGAGATCAAGACCATCGCGCGTCTTGAAGTGAAGAAGTGGCCTGTCCCAGTCTCGGATGGTCCGGACCTTCGGGGTCACGAACGTCATCTCCCGCGTGTCCGGATCCCACTGCGCAACCTTGTCGTCGGCCTTCAGGTCGCGGAAGTACTTGAAGCCAGTCTCGGTGAGGATGCGCGTCTCTTCGTCATGGCAGCCCCAGTCGATGCCGGCGAAGACTTCCGTCCCGTTGAGCAGCATCTTCCGCGTGCGCTCGACGGCGTCGGGGTGCATCGTGAGCTGCGGATTGCAGCAGTCCTTGATCTGCCCCATCGTCAGCGGACGAAGGCCCGAGTCGTACGAGATGCCGAGCACCTCGTTGTAGAACTTGTCGCGAGAGTAGCGGCTGTAGTCGAGGAGGATCTCGTCCCAGGGCCGCCAGGGGACCATGAGCTGCGGGATGCGGTAGCTCTCGAAGATGCCGTCAGCGACCATCTGCGCCCACTGCGCCTTCTCGTGCATCGGGTTGATGAGCGACCCGCACTTCTCGCAGATGAGACCCTTGCGACCGATGTTCTTCTCCGAAAGCACGTTCCAGTGCATCCCGGTCTCGCCGCCGTGCTTGTCGCAGGGGACGACCCACTCGCCCTGCGTCGACATCGGCTTGCCGTCTTTCGACACGCCGGAGCGGTAGTACTCGATGGGGTTGTCGAGGCCCTTTGGCGTACCGGCGTAGATGAACCGCCTCATCTGCTCCGGCGCGTGGGACGTGCACTGCTCGATGACGGGGATGTTGTCCGCTATGATGTCCTGGAGCTCGTCGAGCGCGAGCAGCCAGGCAGGGATGCCTCGAGTGTTGTGGATGAACATCCCGTCGACGAGGTAGTTCTCCGTCTCGCTCACGGTCAGGTCGTAGGTCTGAGCCTCGCCCGCCGGGTCGATGCTTGTGATGCGCGCCCATCCAAGCTCGCTTTCGGCGAGGCTGGTGAGGTAGGCGTCCTCGAGCTTCCGGGCAATCTCGGCGAGGACGCGGCGACCGATCGACGTCTTCGTGTTGCCAGGACGGAGCTGGATCTTGTGCTTCATCCACGCCGAATGGGTCGTCAGACCGTGGGCGCGTTTGAGGTAAGCGCGGAGATCGGCATAGGAAAGCGGGATGCGGTCGGCGTCGTCCTTCTTCCTGCTGACCAGGCACGCGGCCTGGTACACGGACGCAAAGGCTTCCTCCTTGCCGAGGACGGGGATCTGCTCACAGAAGGCCTTCACGGAGGCCGCGGAGCGGATCGACAGGACGTAGGCGCCCTGGGCTCCCGCCGTAGACGGCTTCTTCTGGCGGCTGACCCAGGAGACAACGCCGAACCGAAGGAGAAGGACCTTCAGGTCGTGCAGAAGTCCGAGCGAGTTGGATGCATAGCCGATCTCGAACTGCCGTCGTGAGCTCAAGCTCGCCCAGCCATCCGTCGCATAGATCGCCCCGAGCAGGGCAGCTACCTGCGCTTCGTTCCCGGTGAAGAAAGCAGAAGGCACGCGCTTGGTCGCGTGGTTCTGGCCAATGAGGCCAAGCTCCCGGAGGCGCTTCTTGTAGCCCTGGATACCTCCAAAGATTCCCTGCCGCTTGGTCTCGCTTTCGACCCAGTGGGCGCGGTTGCTGTCCTGGAGTTTCCCGAGCTTGGCTCCGAGGGCCTGGGCGCACCGCTGAAAATCGGACATGACGACCGGGCAGCCGTTGAAGAAGGCCACCCCGTTGAACGTCGTCAGCGAGCCGTCTCCCAAGAGGTAGCCCACAAGGCGGTACTCCTCGATGGGAATCTCGTTACCGCTACCGTGCGCGGAGCGGCGGGGCACAGCGACGTAGTCCCCGACGTGAAGGTCTTTGACCTGTCGCCAGCCGTTCCACGTCAGGAGAGGCTGGTTGTCCGTACACGTCGTCTCTGCCCCAGCTTCGAGGCGAACGGTGAAGACGGGGCGTCGACCTTGGTAGACGACGTCCTCGAGCTGGGCAGGGACCGGCTTGAGGGCTTCGGGATCGGCAGACCAAACCCAGCGGCCCACGTAGCTCGCCGGGTCGTCGTAGATCTCCTTCAGGGTCGCGACCGCACCATCCGTGAAGTGCACGCGCGTGCTGCCGATCGCGCAACGGTCGGCGTTGAGGAACGCGTAGCGCATCGTGATCTTGGCGCGGTTCACGAACTGCTTCTCGAGGATGTTCATCGAGAGCGCGTTCGTCGTGTACGCCTTCAAGATCGGACTGGTCTCGATCGGCTCCTTGATACGGTCGCTCGAGAAGGTCTTCGTCTGCGTCGCTGACGGCGAGACGTATAGCGTCTTGTAGCCGGGGATGAGGCAGGAGTACGTCAGGATGATGTTGCCGAGGAGCGTCGACTTCTCGACCTGGCGCCCGCAGAAGAGCAGCACGCGCTTCGCCGGCGTGTTGTAGGGCCGCTTCATGTGACGGCGGCCCTCGAACGTGAAGTTCTCGTAGCCCGTGCCGTCCGCCTTCGGCATGCGGAAGGCGAACTCGGTGAACTGGCTTGGATAGATCGCGGGGATCTTCTCGAGCTTCTTCGCCTTGAACTCGATGTCGAGGAAGTCCTCGAAAGGCTCGGGCTCGGGCATCCAGGGCATGCCGTCCTGCATGCACTGGAGCTCTTCGTCGGTGAACTCGACGGGGTCGAGATCCTCCTCCCCCGGCGGCTGCCTCTCGATGTCTCTCTGGACCGCGTACATGCTATCCCTAACTCAGATGTACCCGCCAAAGAGGACCGACGACGTCACCGTGTGGCTCGAGGGACTTCTCGCTTCGTTGGGCCGCGCGGGCCTCGAGTACGGGAACGACATCGGGCTCGATGAAACGGCAGAGGGCTACGAAGTGACCATACGCCTTCAAGCCCCCATCCCCAAGGAGGGGTGGGAGCCGCTGAAGGCGTACATACCGTCCTACAGTATCCAGGCCGGGTGGTTCGTCGAAGACCTGCGTCAGACGAGAAGGGTGTTGACCTTCAAGGCGTCCAAGGCCTGATCGAGCTTCTCGAGGAAGGCGTTCGCGCGATCCTCCGGCGCAAGGCCGTGGCCGAAGCCCGAGCAGCGGAGCCACCACGACTTGAGCTCGTAGTCGTCGATGTACTGCGCCGCGAGGCGCTCGGGGCCGGCCTGGAAGTAGCTGCGCGCGACGACATCGAGCGTCCGTGCGAAGCTGTCGAGCCAGTACTTCCGGACCTTGTCCTCGAAGTCCTTCAACCGGGCGGGGAACTCGGCGAGCTTTTTAGCCGTCTCGATGACCTCGGGCGGCAAGAAGAAGTGGAAGATGAGGTCGCCGTCTTCGACCGCGAACTCCGCCCGGAACGTGGTGTAGTCGTTCACCTGAGTGAAGCGAATGGGCTCGACGTTCTGGGCACCCTGCTGTTTCAGCGTCTCCGTCGCCTGGTCACCCGTCATCGACGCCAGCTGGAAGTTCATGAGCGATCTCCTTCGGGCCCGTGTCCGTGGTGAAGCTCCCTCCACCGGCCGTCAGGGCATGTACCGTTGGAATAGCATCATCCGCCGTACGGAGAGCAATAGAAGCGAGCTGCTTGTGGAGGTCCTCGTCGGGCTTGGCGATGTCCTTGAGCACCGCGGTCATCTTCTCCGCGACGATGGCGAAGTTCAGGGCGTTGCTGGCGGCGCCCTTACCGTTCGACATGAGCTCCTCAGCCGTGCGGATCGCGGCGAACTTCTGCGCCTGCGCGATGATGACGGCGACGTCGAGGTTCGACGGCATGATGCCCATCTTCATCTGCGAGAGCATCGCGGAGATGGGCGAGAAGGGCAGGTCGGCCGCCAACTTCCGGGAGTCGTTGTAGTACGCCCGCTTCATCAGGTCGTACTGCCGCCTGATCTCGGGATCGGCGTGGTGTTCGAGCTGGGCGTAGCGGAGCTGGAGAAGCGCGCGGAGCTCGGTCGCGTCGAGGAGCTGCAGGTTCCAGAAGAACGCGCGGTAGCGCTCGATGACGGTAGGCGTGCACGTGAACCGGTAGCGGCGAGTCGTCATGAGCGCGATCGCCTGGGAGGGGGCACCGGAGATGAGGCTCGCCTCGACGAACTCCTTGACCCGCGGGAGCTCGAGGATCTTGAACGCCTTCCGCGCCGCGTCATCGGCGTGGAAGATCGAGTGGAGCCCGTTCATGTACAGGAAGTGCGACGACCGCTGATGGTTCGGGTCGAACGGGTAGAACGGAGTCGGCGGCGTGAGGGTCGCCCGAAGACGCGACAAGTACCAGTTGCCCAGGTAGTCGACCTGGGCAAACTGGCAGATCTCGATGATCTGGGCGTCGGTGTACTTCTTCGGGTGAAGGATGAGGTACTTGAGGTACACCTCCGCCGGGCTGCGGCGGATCATGAACGGGTGAACGCGAGGGTTTTGAGGCCCTCGATGGTCTCCTCGAGCGCGCGAATGCACTTCTCGAGCGCGGGCACCGGGATGTCCTGAAGCCCGAGGCGTGCGGCGATGAGGAGCTCGCAGAGGCGCTCCTGGACCTTGTCGATCTGCGGCAAGTACCCGACGAACGTGGTGATGTTCTCCGGGTTGATGAAACCGAGCGAGAGGACGGTGTCGACGGCGACGGGGTCGGGGAGGTAGGCAGCTTCCTTCACAAGGTCCTGGCGGACGACCGGCATCGAAGCAAGCTTCGCGCCGTACGCGGCGACGGCGCCGTCGAGCGCCTCCTTCATCGGGACGAGCCGCCGGCCGACCTTCACCGTCACCGGCTTCTGCGTCGCGATCGCCTCCGCGAGCTTCGACGTCGCGTAGGTCAGGTCGGTGCCGAGGCCGCCGAGGAGGAAGAGCGCGTCGTCGAGCGAGATGAACGAGCGCTCGTCACGCGCGATCTTCGCGAGATAGGGGCTCTCGAGCGTGAAGCTGTTGTCGCTGCCGGCGCGCACAACGACCGAGGCGAGCTGCTGCATCGCCTCCTTCTGCTGCCCCCATGCGCCGAGCTCGGAGACGAGCTCGACTTCCTCCTTGTCGCCGAGCGAGAGCCAGACGAAATCCGCCGGGATGAGGCAGACGCCGTCGACTTCCTGCGGGATCTTGAGACCGCCGCCGTCCTGAACGGAGAGCATCATCTGCCGGCCGTCGTAGGTCTCGACCTGGTACTGCTGCGTATCGACGGAGGCGTAGCCCGCCTTCACCGTGAAAGGGATGGTCGCCTCGCAGGCACCGTTGAGGACGCGGACGAAACAGCCGTGGCCCTGAGGAGTGTCGCCGAGCGGGAGCTCGGGGACGTCCTCGGTGAGGCGCTCGCCGACGATCGCCTCCTGCACCGCGGCGTGGACGCCGTCGGTGAAGAGCGCGATCGGAAGCGGCGTGCCGTTCGTGTCGAAGAGGTTCGGGAAGACAAACCCGGAGAGCTCGGTGCCGTCGGTCGACTTCACCCTGTAGAAGCCGTAGCCCGAGATGAGCTCGGCGCGGTTCTCCTCCGGGCTAGCCTGGACACCCTCGCCGTCGGTCATCGTCACGGAGCCGGAGAGGTCGGCTGCGAGAACGACCTTCTCCCCGAAGCGCTTTACCGCCTCGCCGCGGTCGATCTCCTCGACGCTCGGCGCCCACGCGCGGTGGCTCGCCTGCTTCACCGAGTAGCCCTCGGCCTCCTTGCGGAGCTGGACGATGGAGGGGGTGAGGTTGTCGAGGACGCTCGAGGTCTTCGCCCACTCGTTCTCGTTCGGCTCGAAGGAAAACAGCCTCTGGATGGCGTCGTGGGTCGCGTGCGCGTTCTTCACGTACGCCGCCTGGAGGCTCTTGTCGAAGCGGTCGGTGAAGGCGACGTAGTCGGCCACCTCGATCGTCGGAAGAATCGCCTCGAGGATCGAGCCGGTCTTCTCCTTGTGCTTCTTGTACAGATGATGGCCGAGTGCTGCCGCCGCCGCAGCGGCACTGACTGCGCCAAGGACTTTCCCGGGCTTCTCGGCCTTCTCGATGAAGGATTCGAGCGCCGTACGCTTGTACGCCGGCAGCGGCGGGATGGGTGCGTCAGCCGCCTTTACCAGGTTCGGCGTCATCGACTTGATGGTGTTCGTCGTCGGGAGCGTGGCCTGCGCGTTCGGGACGCCGGCGGCGCTCGCCGTCTTCTTCCCCTTGAGCGTCTTCTGCCCCTTGAGCTTGGCGACGTCCGCCGGCGAGAGGCCGAGGACCTTCTCGAGCTTCGCGTGGAAGTGGTCCTGCGTCGGGAGCTCGCCGCCCGAGGCGGCGGCCTTGCCCATGCCGGCCTGGCCGACCATACCGCCGCCGCCGAAGCCGTAATTCTGGCGGTACGGCGGGTAGAGCTGCCCGACCATCGACATGTCGCCCGGCGTCCTGCCGGTGACGTCGAACGCCTGCGGGCGGAAAAGCGCCTGGCGAAGCCGGCCCTCGGTGAGCGGGAGCGCCCTCGAATCCGCGGTGACGAGGACGTCGAAGGGCATGAGCTTCCGGTCTTTGATGATGACCGGGATGCGCACCTGCTGGATGCCGATCACCCGCATCTGCTCGGGCGAGAGGCCCTGCTGGACCTCGGACTTGTTCTGCACCCCGACGTGACCGAAGCCGTAACCGCGCTCGGCGTCGACCTTGTCCATCACGACCTGCGGGTCGAAGTCCGCGATGTACGGAACCTGCTTGAAGAGCTCCTGCAGGATCTCGTTCGGCCACGCGTTCGCGTCCTCCGGGAGAGCAACTTCGGCAGCGGACTTCTCGAGCGTGGCGCTGGGCTGGATGTACAAGTCCATGATCTCTCCGTCAGACCAGTAGGGTAGCCTGAATGCCCGCCCACGCGGAGGGGGCCTTGGTCACAAGAAGTACACCGTAGACGGTCTCACCCGGAAGGATTGTGTCCGAGCCGAGGGAGAGACCGGTGGAGAAGTCTGCGTTGATCGCCGCGCCGGCGGCGCTCATCTGGATGTTCTCCCACGAGATGACGAAGACGGGGCCGGCGGAGAGCGCGGAGGCGAGAGAGCCCGCGAACGACACCGCGGGGATCTTCGCCGCGATGCCCGCCTGGATGAGCGCCTCGATGCCGCCGATCTGTACACCGAGCGTCGCGGAGAACGCAGCGAGCGCGGAGAGCTGGGCGCCGACCTCGAGGGAGACCGCCGGGATCGCGCCGGAGAGCGCGAGGTTGATGGTGGCGGAGAGGACGGCAATGCCCGCGAGCGCGGCGGCGAAGCCGGCATAGGGATTCGAGATCCCGAGACTGATGTCGAGCGATGCCTGGAGCGCGGCAGAGAGCTGCGCGGAGAGGTTCGCCGAAAGCGCGCCGAGGCCAAGCGACCCGAAGAGGGTGAAGTCGATCTGCGCGAGCAGCGGATTCAGGACGGCGAGCGAGCCGGCGGCGGCGACGTTGATGTCGACGAGCGTGCCCGCGAAGACTGCGCCGTTGTACGCCATGGCTCCTCAGGTCAGGACCGTCGGCGCCCCCGTGATGACCGTGCCGAAGAGCACGAGCGGCGGCGAGCCGGGGATGGGGACAGGGGTGTAGGGGATCATGACCTGCACCATCGAGCCGAGGTGCGCGACGGGCTTGGCGCCGGGACCGAGGCGGACGACACCGCCCTTCAGGTGCGCGAACGCACCGCCGTCGATGGTCGCGCCGTTCTTCGCCGTGACAGAGTACTCCGCCTCGGTCTTGAACTGGATGCCTTCATCGGCGGAGATGTGGAGGCGCTTCGCGGTCCGAAGAACGATGCTCCCCTTCGCGCGGAGGAGGACGTTCCCGGCCTTGTCGAAGAAGAAGCGGAAGACCTGCGAGCTCTTCGCTCCGGGCTCCTGCGCGCCGCTCTGCGGGTTGAACCCACCAGGAGCGACGACGACCTCGCACATGATGAAGTTCTCTTTGGTCCCCATCCCGAGCTGGTTGATGTCGCCGGCGGCGCCGTCGTCGGGTTCCACCATCAGGTCGGTGCACTTGCCTATCTTCACGCGGACGTCCGCGCTCTTGTCGTTCGCGTAGACGCGGAACGAGTGGGTGTACTCCGTAGGGAGCTTGTCGAGGTTCGCGCCGGTCTGCACGCTCCAGAGGATGGATCCGCCAGCGTTGTGGTGAGCGTAGTTCTCGCTCACGTCCATGATGAAGTTGTTCAGCGGAATGTAGATGCGCTGAGCGAGCTCGGTTGAGCCGAGCTGGAGGACGCCGCCGCGATGGAGGATGACGAAGTTGTCGTCGCGCGTGCGGAAGAGGATGTCGCCGGGCTTCACGCGCGGCCGACCGCCGGCGAAAGACGCACCAACGGACGAGCGGTTCGGCTTCGAGTGGCTCGTCGTGCCCTTCTCCGCATCCGCCGCTGCGAGGTCGACGTTCTCGACCGGCATGATGAACGTCGAGACGTAGGGCGGGCTCGAGTCACTCGGGAGCGTGACCATGCACTTCGCCCCGATCTCCGGAAAGATGCTCATGCCCTCCCCGTTCGAGTAGTGCATGTACGGGCTTCCGACCTGGATGTCGAAGTACTTCTTCCGGTCGAACTGGGTGACGACGTCGACCGTCCAGTTCACCAGGTTGAGGCCCACGACTTTCCCTTGAACCACCTGCGCGGCGACGTTGCCGGCCTGGCTCGTGAAGGAAGTTCGGAACCGCGGAGTGCCCTCGCCCATGCGTCAGTAGTGGTGCTCCGGGACGTTCTTCAGGTGACCGAAGCCCGGACGCAGGTGATGGGCCCGCGTGAGCCCAAGCTCGGCGCCGTAGGCGATGGCAGGGATGGGGTGAGTGCCGTGGATGTTCGACCGGCTTCCGAGGGCGGCTGCCTCCGCAATGGTCGATCGCAGCTTCTGGTGCTGCAGCTTCGCCATCCAGTCCTCCTGGAGCGAAAGCGGCATCATGTTGATGCCCTTCAGGACGGGCGTGTGCTCGATCGGGCGTCGGCCGGCCTTCACAAGCTCGCTGTTCTGCTTCTGGACGACGGACAAGGGCTGGAACTCCCCGCGAAGAACACCGACGGCGTCCCCGGGGTGGACCACCTTGGTGAGGTTCGACATCGCCTTCACGACGGTCTCGATGTGCCGGCGCTTGATCCCCTCATCCTTGTACAGGTCGTACATCTCCGAGACCAGGTGGTTCTGCACCTTGTCGATACTACCAGTCGCCTTGTAAAGGTCGTGGGGGTTCACGAACGTCCGGGCCGGGTCGGAGAGCGGTGAGCCCGCGGTGACGTACTGCCCGACCTTGAGCCCAGTCCAATTCGAGCTCCCGTAGGGCTGATGAAGCGGGTGGCCGGCGGCGTCCTTGCCGACGAAGTGCTTCTTGCCATTGATGTAGACATTCGCGCCCGTTGACGTCGGTTCGATCTTCTCGATCTTGCCGCTCGTCATCGCGAGGCTCGCCGCGTTGGGGATCTTCTTCGGCAGCATGGTGAGCTGCTCGAAACGCGCGAAGCTGTTCAGGAGCTTCCCGCCCGACTGCTCGACGACGCCACCGGTGTGGAAGCTCTTCAGGGTGAGCTGCACCGCGCGCTCGCCGACGGCGTGCGCCGCGTGGATGCCTGCGTTCGTCCCGACATCGTGGAAGTCCCCGTGCGATCCGACGCCGAGGCACTTCTGGCAGATACCCTTCTCGTGCTCGCACTTCAGCGGGCTCCGGACGAGGAGCTTGGCGTTCTTGTCGACCGCCTTGATCTGTCCCGTAATGTCCGGAGTGAGCACGGTGCCCGCCTTCACGTGGAGCTTGCCGTGCGTGAAGTCCTGCGCGAGCACCCGGTCGTGGATGTCCTTCTCGTGGACGCCCATCGCGATCCCGCGCGTGGTACCGCAGTCCTTGCTGCCCACGAGGAGGTCCATCGTGTTGTTCATGAGGAGCTTCGACATGTAGCCGGGCTCCTGGACCTCCTGGACCTTGAGCACGGAGCCGCGGCGAGCGCCGTGCATCTGCGTCCAGTACGAGCCGACGTCGAGGCCCTCGGAGTAGCTCTTCGTGACCGGCATGGGGATGACCCGGTCGGAGGAGTCCTTCAGCAGCATCGGCGCGAGGACCATCTGCTTGTACTGGTCCCACCCAGGCTTCACGCCCGCCTTGTACATCGTGAAGAGATTCGTCGGCTTCTTCTCGAGCTTCTTCTCGTGAAGGGCCTTCATCTCCTGGTCGGCCTTCGAGTAGATGGCGACGATCCGCCGGTTCTTCTCTGCCTCGGGGAGAGGCGAGCTCCGGATCGCCGCAGCCTCCTTGTCGGCCTTCGAGAGCACTTGGTTTCGGACGGTCTTGTCGGCGGCGAAGTCCGCGAGCCCGAGGGAGTGCGTCCCGATCGGGACGAAGACGTTCTTCTTCGGGTCGGTGAGGTTCGCGATCGTCGTGTGTGGCAGCGGAACGGCGACGGCGCCGAAGGACGCGTCGTTACCGAGGTCCTTCAGCCTGTTCACCGCGCGGTCGAAGTCCGCCTTGTGGTCCTTGCCGAGGCGGGTGAGCAGCCCCTCGAGGCCCTTCTTGTCGAGCCGGTGGTCGAGGTTGTAGAGGATGTCGTCCTGCATCGCCGGCGGCAACGCGGTCGAGAGAAGCACACGACCCGGCGTCGTCTTCTTGCCGTTCAGCGAGACGACATCATCGTGCTTGAGCTTGCCCTGGCGAACCGCGTCGAGCACGGCGCCGGGGTTCGAGAAGCTCTTGCCGGTGTCCTTGCCGGTAAGCGAGAGCTTGTAGATGCCGAGCGCGCTCTCGAGCGTCGGGCTGAAGGCGATCTTGCCGGTGCTCTCTGCGAAGAGGTTCTGCGTCGGCTTCATCTTGTGCGCCTCGTTCACCGCCTCACGGGAGATGGGAACGAAGACGCTCATCGTGTTGGACAAGACCACCCCGTCAACGGACATGAAGGTCTCGAAGCCGGGTACGGTCAAGTCGTAACCGTTCTCAACGATGCCAGTCTTTTCGAAGGACACAACACGGTCCCAGCGAACTCCCATGTCACGCGCAAGACAAGACCATCGCCAGAAACACTCGTTCTCGCTGGGAAGGGTTGGAATACGGTCGAGAATCTCCAGAGCGGAAGAACGAGACACGTACTCCCGATCCATCGCGTTTGACAAAACCACATACACGGACTGACCGAGCGAGGTTCCAATGCGATCCCGGAGCTGCTTCGCCACTCCACGCGGCGTCGGGATGATGTCCAACCGCGCATGAGCCTGTTTCCGGGAAGGACAAGGCCCTTGAATGAAGGAACGGAATGCCTCCGCCTTCTTTACGTGATTGAGGGGCAGCTCCCCGAGGGTGTGAAAGTCCACGGTCGAGAAGTTTACCGTCCAAACAGGCTGCTTCTTCAGCGTTTTGCCCGCGGTCATCTTCGCCCGAACAGAAAGAGAACGGGCGAGGGACACAACTTCATAGGCCAGTCGCGTACTTGTCGTACTGAGGCTGATGAGGTACTGCGGCTTGTCCTTGGCATTGCTGACGCTGATCGACCCATCCGTGTCGATCAACCCAGCAAGTAGGCCGAGGCGGAAGTCCCGCGGAGCCGTCAGGAAGAAGGGCGGAAGGTGCTTCTGCGCGGCACCGTGGCCGATCAACGGCGCGATGAACTTGGCGGCGGCCGTCGAGTTCACCACGTAACGACGACTCTCGACCGATTCCCCGAAGTCCCCACCAATACGCTCGGTAAGAGACACCAAAGGGATCTCCTTGAACAGCGCGAGAAGATCTTGCGTAAAGCCAACAGCAACACTGCTCTCGGCGGCAGCGATAGCCACCCCCTTCAAGGTGCCATTGGCACGAACAACCCAACCATCCCCGACCAGCGTACCGAGAAGCCGACCCGCTCGAGCATCGAGGTCGAAGGAAGCGCGAAGACGATCATCGCCTTCTGGCAGGGGGAGAGCCCGACGCGACGTCTTTACTTCCCCGTCCGCCATGACGGGAACAAACAAGCCCAAAGACTCACTCGGGCGCCTCCGCACGAAGTTGAGGTCAGAGTCGAGACCGTAAACCGCTCGCGGGTCGTCGTCGGTAACGATCTGGCGACCCGACGCCAACGTCACGATCTCCACCAAGCGGCCCGTGTGCCTCGACCAATAGCGCACGTCAGCAAGAGTCAACTTCTTCGTTTGCTCGTCGAAGGCAAGAACCTGAAGGCCCTCAGGCACAGGATGGAAGTCGATGTGACCTTGGGTGACCTTCTCTTCAGCGTGGGGGAAGTCCGCCAGGTCGCAGAAGTAGAAGTCCCCCTGGAACACGTACCCAACGAGCTCATGAAACCACGCGGCCATCTCCGGCCCCACCTTTCGAAGAGACCACCACAGGGCATCCGGCCACGGCGCCTCTCCAAGGTGGGTAGCACGGACTTTCCCTTGGGCAAGTCCGCGTTGCATGACAGAATCGCGGACAAACAGGACTACTTGACCAAGTTGCTGGTCGCCGTCGAAGTCAGCGTTGAAGCCGCCGCAGACGAGCGGGTGGATCTTGATGGCGTTGCCCTCGACAGCCTTCGCCTGGAAGGCCTGCACCGAGTACTTGTGCAGCGCCGGGTCTCGCTTCAGGAGCACCGGACGCTCCTCCATCACCTTGTCGAGCGCGCGCCAGACGGGTTCGCTCCTCTGCGCGAGCATCTTCTGGGCGTCGAGCGGCGTCGGCGCGGCGCCCATCTCCTGAAGCTTCTTCACGACGAAGGGCCGGAAGAGGTCGAGCGCGTGCGTCTTCGGCAGACCGACCTCGTCGAGGCCGAGCGCAGGCTCGGGGACGATCGTCGAGCGCATCGTGAGATCCTGGCGCTTCTGGACGAGAGCGCGCTGGAAGAACCCGCTCTTCGGGCTCGCACCGGAGAGCATGTGGAGCAAGCCCTTGTGCTCCGCGTCCTTGTACGGGATGCCGTAGCCGATGATGGCCTTCACGCCATCGTAGAGGTTCCGGCGAAGCTCGCTCTTCCGGCTCTCGGTGAAGTTCCGGAGGATGGTCGGGTCCTTGAGCTGGTCGTTGACCTGCGCGAAGTCCGAGTAGAGCTGGTTGATGTCGGCGTACTTGATGTTGCCGTCTTGCATCAACGACGCGGGGCGCATCACTGGCGGGATGACCGGGATGTTCTTCAGGATGTACGCCTCGTGCGGCTTCATCCCGAGCTGGTCGAGGGCCCTGAGGTACTTCACCTTCTTCAGGAGCGGGTCGACGTCGGCAGCCTTCGCGTTGTTGAGCGCGGTCTGCGCCTTCGAGAGCTCTTTCTTCACGTCGATCTGCTTGAGCATGTGCTCGATCGCGTGACCACCCGTGAAGACGCCCTTGCCGAGGTTAGCGAGCGTGCCGTTCGGATGGATACCCTTCTCACCGGCGATGACAGCGTTGAAGTCCTTCTGCGATAGCCCGGTGAGCACGCGGATGGGCGTCTCGAAGAGGGGGTTCGGCACCGGCTCGGCGAGCGGGATGCGCGACCACTTCGTGCCGCCGTGACCACCGGTGAGCTTCTCGTCGAAGAGGCCGCCCGGCCGCGGCTTGAGCTCGCCGGTATTCTTGTCGATCTTCGCCTCGAGCCGCTCGCCCGGCCTCGGCAGGACGCGATCGCCGGTGAGCTCGAGGATGTGCTTGTCGGTGAGCGGCGAGAGGACGAACTCGTGGCCCTTCTTCTCGATGTTCACGCCGGCGCCGCGAAGCAGGTCCTCGAACTTCTTGAAGGCGAACGTGGGCTTCGGCGTCGGCAGCGGCTCGCCCGTCTGGATGGCCTTCCACACCTGGTTGTGCTGGCTCGGCCAGCGCTTCGCCTCGTTCGTCTGCGGGTCCGGGCCTTCGCCCTTCCACGTCTGCATCTCGCGCAGGTTTGCCTTCGCGCCGTGCGCGAGGAGCGCGTACATGCCGAGCGTGCCGATGCGCTGCCCGGTCTTCGGCTGCAAGTTGATGTCGTACTTGTCCGTGGAGGGCAGACCCGGGAGGCCCATGCCCGGCGCGACGGCGACCTTCTTGTCAACCTGGTGGACGAGCTTGAGAATGTGCTGCTTGCCGACAAGGGCCTTGCCGAGCGGCTGCCCCGTGACCGGATCGTAGATATCCTCCTGGTCGGAGAGGCCGTGCTTCTTCAGCTCGGCCTGCACGTGCGCGACCATGTCGGCGTCCTTCTGGAACGACGGCGCGACATAGGACTTGCCGAGCTTCTCGGCGATCTTCGACGCGGCAGTCTCGAGGACCTGGCCGACGTTCATGCGCCCGGGCACACCCGACGGATTGAGCGCGACCTCGATGTGCTTGCCGTCCTTCGTGCGGGGCATCTCCTTGTCCGGGAGGATCATCGTGACGATGCCCTTGTTGCCGTAGCGGCCCGCGATCTTGTCGCCGACCTGCATCGGCTCGATGGTCTTCACGTGGACCTGGATGCCGTCCTTGCTCCTCGTGATGCCAACGACCTCGCCTTCCCCTTCACCGTCCCAGCGGAGGCTCTTGTCGGTGTGCGTGCCGGTGATGCTCTTGCGGATCGCGGCGACGCCCGTGCGGTCCTTGATCTCGAAGGGCTTCACGGCGAGGATGAGCGGGTCGCCTGGGCGCACGCGCGCGCCGATCTTCGGCAGGCCGTCCTCCCCGATGTGCTCCATCTGGTCCTTCTTGAAGAGGCCCGGATGATGGATCTCGAACTTCCGACGCCCGAGGATGGTCTTCTCGTCGACAGCGAGCACCGGCTTGTAGAGGTGCACCGAGGCGAGCTTCTTCGCCGCGCTCTCCGAGATGACGACGCCGTCCTCGAAGTTGTAGCCCTTGAACGGGATGTACGCGACGCGGAGATTCGTCCCGAGAGCGAGGGTGCCGTTCTTCGAGAAGTTCGTGTCGGCGATGACCTGCCCCGCCTTCACGCGGTCACCGACCTTCACCGTCGGTGTCGAGTGGAGAACGCTCTTCGCGTCGTTGAGCGGGTAGTTGTTGTAGATGTGGACCTCGCGGATCTTGCCATCCTTACCCTTGAGCACGATGGCGTCCGACTTCACCGCGTGAACGACACCATCGATGGGTGCCTGGTGAGACGCCTGCGTCCCGAGCACGCGCTCGAACGAGTTCATGTTCGGCTTGTCGACGCCCGTCGAGACCTGAACGAGCGGCTCCTCGCGATGGAGGAGCGAGATGGCCTGCTCGATGTGGCGACTCGCCATCGACGCGCGGTTGCCTGACGTGTTCCCGAGGAACGGGATCAGGTTCGACGTCATGTTGAAGAGCTGGCTCGGGTGGCGCATCACGTAGTGCGCGTCGTCGAACTTCCCGTCCTTCATCTCGTTGTTCGGCCCGACGATCTTCACCGTCGATCCGATCGGCCTCGGCTTGCCGTTCTCCCACTTCACCTGATCGGGGAGAACGACGTTCTTCGTCACGAAGTCGCCGGGGGAGACGAGCTCGGTCTGCTGCGTCTTCAAGTTGTAGAGCGGGATCTTCGGCTCGTTGCCGACCTTCTTCACGCCGAGCGGCAGGCGAAGCGTCACGCCGGTCTTCGAGCCCTCGGGCGTGTGGATCGGGTCGAGGAAGCCGAGGTGCGACGGGTTGACGAACTTCGCTTCGTCGGTGATCGACTTCTCGCTCTTGATGCCGCCGGGACCCATGATGGTCGTCTGGAGCGAGCTCGAGACCATCTCCACAGGGTTGATCTGCGTGGCGATGCGCGCGGCGCTGTTCTTGTGGAACGTCTGCTTGATCGGGTCGTTGAAGAGGTCGAACTTGACGATGTCCCGGATGTCGTTCGCCTGGTTGATCTTGCGCGCGGTCTTCGCCGATATGACCTTCGCCGCGCCCCTGAGCTTGTCGAACACGAAGTCGCCAGCGGAGCGGAGGTCCTTGAACATGAGGCTGTCGCGGTCGTCCTCCGGGTGACCACTCTGGACCTTCATCAACTTCTGCGCTGCGAGAAGTAGCGCTTCACCGTTCACGTGGTCGATGGGCTTGCCGAGCGTGAGCGCCGTCGCCTCGGGGCGCATCTTCGACCCAACGAACGTCTCGTAGAGGTGCTTCTCCGCGATCTCCTTCGAGGGCGGAGCCTCGCGGCGGTCCGTCTTGTAGAACTTCTCCACCGTGCCGGCGACGCCGCGAGCGTTCTTGTTCGCTTCGAACACCTCCTTGCCGAGCGCCTTCTCGATCGTGTGGTCGTCGAGACCCATCACCTTGAAGATCGGGTACGCCGGAAGCTTCGCCTTGTTGTACTCGATGACGAACTGCTTCGTGCCCGGATCGAACACCATGTCGAACGGCGTCTTGTTCGCGACGTTGAAACGAGTCTCGAGCTCGCCGTTCTGGCGACGCCGTGTGTAGGCGCCGGGCTTGAGCTGCCACTGGTTGTCGATCTGGTACTCCTGCCCATCGAGGATGTAGGAGTAGCGCTGCGTCTGCTTCGGGATCTCCGCGAGGCGGATACGACGGCGGTCGACCGTCTTCCCGGTGATGTTGTCGACGAGCTCGAGCTCGCCGAAGACGGGCACGGCGTACGACCCACCCTCGACCTTCGCCTTGTGCTGCAACCGCAGGTCGTCGGGGTGAAGATCATCCTTCACTTCGATCTTCTTCAGGTAGAGCGTCTGGAGCTTTCCCTTGATCGGGAAGTGGCTCTGGATGCCCTCAATCGTCCTGTCGCGGAAGTGAGCGAACGCCTCCGCCGGATCCAGGTAGGCCATGGGGGCAGGGTACTCCACGCCGCGGAAACGCAGCAAGACGCGCACACGCAGAGAGATAAGGACTTCGAGGGCGCACACGAAACGCCGCCCTGGGAGTCGTCATGAATCAGGCACGCAAACCCGAAGAAGAAGAGAACGAGAACGAGAACGAGGACAGCAAGGGGAAGCGGTTCGAAGACGACATCGACCGCTTGTACAACCCGAAGTGATGTGGCGCTTCATCTTGGCGAGCTTCACGGCAGGCTTCGTGAACGGCCTGTACGTATGGGTCACCGGGACGCTGGAGGAGGCAGAGCAACAAGATGATCGTGAACCCGTTCCAGCGAAAGGAGATGCTGGCGACGTACGCGGGGACCCGCATTCTCCAGATGGACTTCGGTCTCGTAGGAACGGTTGTCACTGACCCGTTCAACCAGTACCGACGATGGCGCATCGATGGTCTGTATGCGCCGACCGGCCATCGTGCCATCGATGGCATCCGGGCGAAGCTCGTTGACGACAAGAGCTTCGTCACCTTCATCAACCAGATGGACCTCGAGGTCCTCCTGGGGATGGGAAGGCCGGGCGAGACGTGTCGCTGGTCCGGACGGAAGTACGCTGCACCTGGAGACAGCGACTTCTACGGCATGTTCGTTGACGACGATGACCTCGTCGACGACCTCTACGACCGCGAGCTCTTGCTGCGCGGGGTAAGCGACGCTGGCGTGCTCCACAACAACACCGAGCTCCTTCGCAGGGTACACCTCGAGGAGAAAGTCGACGTGGAAGAGCTCTGGCTGCTGCTCTGGGACGGTGACCCGGAGACGGGCATCAGTCCGGACATCCGGTTCGAGACCGTCGAGCGGCGATGGAGCCGAGTCGAGCGAGTGAGGGCGCCATGGGACTGTATATGAGAGAACAACGGGGATGGATCCCCAAAGAAGAAGAAGAAGAAGAAGAAGAAGACGAGGAGGAGGAGGAGGAGGAGGACGAGATCCCGCCGCACCGGCGCACGGGGCGCGAATGCGACTGCTGCGGCGAGGGCCTGGTCTATTGCGACGAGGTCTTCGTGCTCGAGGTCGTTGAAGCGGCCCGGGAAAACGGCCGGATCTTCCACGACATCCTCCGAGACGAAGAGGGGGACTACCTCTACCGTCCCTACATGATGCACATCGAATGCTGGGAAGAAGTACTCGAGTGCATCGACGAAGCGATCGCCGACCAGCCGCCGATGAAAGCAAAAGAAGCCATCTTGAAGTGCTCGCGGTGTGAGAGCGCCATCGGTAACTTCGAGCCGTTTGTGGCCTCGACGTTCGGAGAGATCGGCGTCTCGGGCAGGAGCCCCTCGGGGAAACCGAGCGCGGTCTTCCAGCCGATGTCGGACATCACGCCGGTCTGTCTCTTGTGCATCGCGCACGTAGCGGAAGACCACCTGGATGAATGGGAGGAGCTCCTCGAGTCACTCCCCGAGATCGAATACCCGGAAGGAGAGCAGGAAGATGAGTGACATCGTCCCGATCGAGAAGCTGCTGTCTGTGGCCTTGCTCGTTCCAATGAGCGACCCCAACGACAAGGACTGCAAGTGGGGGCTCAACGTGATGCTCTGGGGTGACCCGGGCATCGGCAAGAGCGACCGCGTCGAGGCGGCAAGCGCGATGGTCGGCCTGCCGCCGCGCACGGTCTACGCCGCGACGACGCAGCCGGAGGACGTCTCCGGCGCCGCGTTCCCGAACACGACCAAGGGCCTCGCGATGTTCGAGGCCGCCATCGAGGGCATCATCGAAGAGCTCGGCTCCGACGACTTCGAGAGCGAGCTCGAGAGCACGGGGTTCCTCTCGAGCATCGTGAAGAAGCTCGTGAAGCCGCGCGCGACGAAGGTGCTTCAGCGCATGCTCGCTGCAGCGAAGCGCTACGGCGGCTCGTCGACGGTCCTCGAACCGCTCCTGCCGGGCGTCTCGGACCTCATGGTCGACGGGTGCGGCGTGCTCTTCCTCGACGAGCTCTCCTGCGCGCGTCCGGCCGTCCAGGGTGCCTACCTCGGCGTCGCGCTCACCCGGCGCGTCGCCGGGCGGCAGCTCCCTGGCGGAGTCCGCATCATCGCGGCGGGCAACCCGCCGGAGAGTGCGGCGGGCGGCTGGGAGCTCGAACCGCCGATGGCGAACCGCTTCTGCCACTTCGAGGTGAAGGTCCCCTCCGTCGAGGAGTGGAACGAGTGGCTCATCAACGAGAGCGGCCACCGCCTCGAGCCGATCGAGGAGGGCGAGCTCCGCGTGAAACAGAGGTGGGCCGACGAGTGGCCGATCGTGAAGGGCCAGTTCGCTGGCTTCATGCGGTCGGGCGGGGCGAAGCTCCACGACATCCCGCCGGAAGGGCACAAGTCCCGCGGGCGCGCGTGGCCCTCGCCGCGCACGTGGGTCTTCAGCGCGCGGGCAGCGGCGACGTGCCGGTGCCTCGGGCTCGGCGACGACGTGCGTGACGCCTTCATCGAAGGATGCGTCGGTCCCGGCCCGGCGATGGCGTTCTCCGCGTGGGCCGCGAACGCGGACCTGCCGACGCCGCAGGACATGATCCGGAACGGGTGGACGCCCGACAAGCGACGCCTCGACCGCACGATCGCGGCGTACACCGGGCTCATCTCCTACGTGAAGGGCAGGCCCACGATGGAGAAACGCCTCGAGGTCGCCCCCGGCGCGTGGAGGTGCATCCGGCAGTCCGCGGACGCCGGCATGCTCGACATCACGCTGCCGATGGCGCAGCAGCTCGTCCGGGAGCGCCTCGACTCGAAAGCGGGCCCGGAGATCGCGGCCGAATGCAAACCCGTCCTTTCCCGTCTCGCGAAGGCAGGAATGGCCAACTTCCTCCAGGACATATGAGCATTGACGACAAGCTCCGCTCCAACGCGGAGGTGAAGCTCGCGAAGGGTCGGGCGATCGTCGGGAAGAAGGCGCCGTACATCGTGAAGACGGTGTACGCCTTCGTCCCGCTGATGGTCCCCGACCTGCGGACGATGGGCGTCTCGAAGGGCCTCGTGCTCATCGTCGACCCCGTCTGGCTCCTCGGCCTCGAGGACAAACACGTTGCGGCGGCGCTCTTCCACGAGGCGATGCACGTGGTGCGCGAGCACCTCCCGCGCATCGAGAAGCTCCCCGACAAGGACATGGCGAACGCCGCCGCCGACCTCGTCATCAACCCCGAGATGCGCGCCGCAGGCTGGGAACTCCCGCACGGGATCTTCCCGGAGGACTACGGTTTCCCCGAAGGCCTCATCCTCGAGGAGTACTACAAGCTCCTCGACCAGCGGCGAAAGCAGCAGCAGCAGCAGCAGCAGCAGCAGCCGAGCGGCGGCGGCGGCGGCGGCAAGGGCAAGCCCCAGCAGAAGCAGCAGGACGGCCAGGGGTCCGGCGGGCAAGGCGGCGGCGTGGGGAAGCAGCCGGGACAGAGCCAGCAGCCGCAAGGCACCGGCGGTAAGAACCCGCAGCAGGGCCAGGGGCAGGGGCAGTCCCAGAGCCGAGGACAAGACGGATCAGGAGGGCATCCCCACCTCCCGAACGGCACGAGCTCGGGCATCGCCTCGGGTTGCTGCGGTGGCATCGCGGGGCGGCAGGTCTCTCCTCTCGAGCAGAAGTTCAACGAGGAGAACGGCCGCTCCGAGCTCGAGCAGAAGCGCATCGTGAAGCAGACGCTCGAGGACATCAAGCAGCACGCGGCTCAGTACGGTCGCGGCTCCGTCCCCGGGAGCCTCCTTCAGGCCATCGACGTCGCCGAGAAGAAGTCGACGATCCGCTGGCAGTCGAAGCTGATGCACTGGCTGAAGAAGTGCTTCGGCGCGCTCGAATCCGGCGGCATGGACTACTCGCTGGCGCAGCCGGCGAAGTCGTCCTACGCGCTCGGGTTCCCTCGACCCGGGCTCGTGCAGTACCAGCCGGAGGTCGCGTTCATCCTCGACACGTCCGCCTCCATGGGGACGGAGCAGATCATCGAGGCGCTCAGCGAGTCCATCGGCATCATGATGGCGCTCGGCATCGACGCGGTGTGGTTCGTCCAAGCAGACACGCGCGTGACGACGCAGCCGAAACGCGTGCGGCTCCGGGAGCTGAAGGGCCGGGTGAAGATCCACGGCCGCGGCGGCACGAACTTCGACCACGCTCTTCGTACGGTCGAGAAGCTCAGGCCGAAGCCGGACCTATGCATCTACTTCACCGACGGCGACGGCCACGTGAGCTACAAGCCGAAAGGCATGGAGGTCGTGTGGTGCGTCGTCCGAAACCACTGGAACCAGAAGCCTCCGTGCGACTGGGGCCACACGGTCATCATCGCGCAGGAAGCGCCATCGCCGGAGGGTGTCACAACCCAAAGGGGCTGGTAGCCGAAGCACTGAGAGTGAAGGAACTCCCGTTCCCTCGCTGGTGCACGTAGGCGGAGAAGACCCCGAAAGGGGCCTTCTTTTTAGCTCCGCGTCGAAGACTAGACGATCGCGGCTTCCCTTCGCGGCGGTCGCTGCTCGGGCAGAGGCTTCATGTTGATCTGCGAAGCTGCCGCTCCGGCGGCGCCGAGCCCGGGCTGCGCTGCCTCCGCGCGCTGCACCGTGACGCCCATCTGCCTCAGCATCTGGACGACGAGGTCGGCGAGCTCGGGCGACTGCATCGCGAGGTTCTCGACAGCCTGCTGCTGTTGCTGCGGGGCCATGCCGGCGATGACCTTCGCCTGCATCACCGCCAGCGTCGGGAGGTCGACGGCGCCCGCCTGCCCCGGCTGCATCCGCTGCCCCTCGTTGAGGCCGGACTGGAGCTCGGGCAGGCCGCCCTGCGTCGCCATCTCGCCCTGCGGCTGCTCAGTCTGGATCACACCGCCAGCCTCCTGGCCGCCGACGGTGCCCGCGCCCATCGCCTCGGGGCCTCCGGGCTCCCCCGGCGCCGCGCCGGTCCCCATCGCCTCGATCTGCACCTGCTGCGCCTTGATCTGGTACTTCGCCATGATGAGCTGCTGCTCGCCCTGGATCTCCGCCATCGCGAGCTGCTGCTTCTTCGTCGCGGCGAGGCGCGACGCCGTCTCCTTCTCCATGATGAGGTTCTCCTCCGCCTGGTCGTAGTCGCACCCCGCGAGGAGCGTCGTGTCGGAGAGCTTGCCCGCCTGGTTGAGGTTCAGGTCGAAAGCCTTTCGCTGGATGTCGTCGGCCATCTTGAACGGCTTGAAGCGCGGCGTCGCCATCGGCCAGCGAAGGAAGTTCGCCACCTCCCGCATCACCCAGCGCGTTAGCGCCTTGTGCCGGAGGATGAAGCCGATGAACTGGTTCTCGAGCATGCGCATCGAGACGTTCGTGCCGGCATAGCTCATGCCGCCCTTGATGAACTCGATGGGCACAGTCATGCCGTTGAGGATCTGCTCCGACCAATGCGCGATCTCCTGCGTCATCAGGAGAGCCCTGCCGTCACCGCCAATGGTCTGGTTGCCGATCGGAAGCGGGAGGATCGGGATGTAGTTCGGGTCGTAGCGCCAGCGCGCGATCTCTGCGGCGACGTGCTCGCGCCAGTCGACGAGATTGATCGTCGTGAACGGATCGCTCGTGCCGCTCGCGGCCTGCGGGAAGATGATGCGCAGCGGCACAATGTGCTCGAGGAGGATGGCCTCCTGCGCCTTCTTCATGATCTGGAGGTAGAAGACGTCCTTCAGGACGGGGAGGAGAAGCGGGATGCCCCAACCCCGGTCGTGCGTCGCGATCGTCGGACGCCGCATGTGGAAGAGGTTGTCCTTCGAGAAGACGATGCCCTTCTGCTGGCGGAGCGCGGCGATGAAGACCTGCGGGATGCCCTCGAGGACGTCCTTCTTCCCGATGACGATGTCGTTCCGAACGGTCGCCGGGATGGTGTAGAAGTACGTGTACTCTCCCGTGATGTCGTTGTAGGTGATCTCGATGTCCTCCGGGTTCCAGCGGATCAACTTGATGCCGCTCGGGTTCCGGAAGTAGATGTCCTCCGCGTGCGCGTCACCGATGATGGAGCACTTCGGACACGTAAGGCGGAAGTTGTAGTTCGTGAAGACCCAGTTCGCGCGGATCTTGTCCGCCGGCGCGGAAAAGCCGCAACTCGTGCACTTCAGGTACTTCTTGAACGGGTAGCCGATCGAGATGAACGCGTTTCCGTAGGTGTGGTAGTCGAGACCAACCTCGACCTGGAACGCACGAAACCGGAGGTGGTCCTGGAAGTAGTCGGACCACTTCTTCGAGACATCCTTGTTCTCGTGGTCGATGATGAGGTCGGTGACCGGGTACTCGGAGAGCTTGAAGACGACCGCGTTGATGAGCGGGTTCGTCAGGAAGTAGTACCGGCACCACCGGAACATCTGCTTGATCGTGGTCGGCAGATAAGTGTGCGCGATGTCGAAGAACGGCGACGGGTAGTTGATCCCCGTGGTCGAACCGTTCTGGATGCGTCCACGCGTCGGGCTGAAACGCAACGGTGACGACGCAGACCCGAAGCCGCCAAAACCCATCATGCGCTGAAGCCCTCACCCGCGCCCAACTGCCCAGCGGCGCGATCGGAGATGTATCGTTCGCCGGCGACGGCCTGTCCGCTGTCGGCGGTGAGATCGGCGGGGCCCGGAGGAGGCGGGGGCAAGAGCTTGCCTTTTCCTCGCCCCGCGGCGCGCCCGATGGCGCCGCCGGCGCGCGAGAGCGCGGTGCCGGCGACCATCTGACCCGTCATCGTGAGCGGGGAGAGGAGAAAGCCCCCGGCGGTCTGCGCGAGGCTCCGGCCGATGCGCTCGCCCTTCGAGCCGCCCTGCGCGTCGGGCTCGTCCTTGCTCCACACGGCGCTCGCGAGCTCGGCCGCCGGGAGGCCGACCGTGAGGGCCTTCATCGCGGGGCTCATGCCCTTCCACTGGTCGTTCACCGCGGTCCGGAGGACCTCGCCGACGGGACGATCGCGGAGCGCCTTGACGTAGCCAGGGATGGACGTGAGCCCCATCTCCTCGGCCTTGCGCCCCGCGTCGTAGGCGGCGCGCGCGTTCTCGAGGCGCTTCTGCGCGCCCTCGACAGCGGAACGGCCCATCGCGCGATCGACGAGCGACGCCTTGCCCTTACCGGCACGCGCGGCGAAGAGCTCCTGCTCCGCCTGCCGGACCGCGCCGAGCCGCGGGGACGCGCCGTGCCCGATCTCGGCGAGCCCACCCTTCGGCTTCCAGCCAGTGAAAGTGTGCACCTGCCGCTGCCCGAAGTTGGCGCCGGGCAGATTCTTGAGGGCATTCCGGAACTTCTCGCCTGCCGCGGGGTTGATGGCGCCCGTCGCGCCGCCGACGCCCGCACCGATCGCGCCGCCGATGAGAGCTCCCCGGCCCGCGCCGGCCATGCCGTGGGCGAGGCTCCCGCCGAGGGCCTCGGCGATGCTCGCGCCCTGCGCGCGCTCCTCGCGGAACTTTCTTCCCCCCTGGACGGCCGCGCCGATGAGGGCACCCCCAGCGGCGCCGACACCGCCGCCGGCCCCGAGCGCGCCGAGCGCGGAGGAGATGCGGGGGCTGAAGCTGAAGGCGAGCTTCAACTCCCCTCGCAACCCCTCAAGAAGTTGTTCGGACAGCTCAGGCATGTCCCACCAAGGGTAGCTGATCTCGGAGTAGAGCTCGATTCTCCTCGACCGCGCTCTCGATGAGAAGAAGCCGGCGCATCTGCTCGCCGAGAATGGTCTCCCCGAGGGGCGGCATGCGCTTCGTCCGCTTGTAGTTCGCCCAGGCCTCGGCGACCTCCGACGTGTTCACGACGTAGCCGTCATCGTCGACGACTACGAAGTTGAGCGGCTCGAGCGGGTAGAAGACGCCCTCGAACTTGAAGACCTGAGCGAGGAACGTCTTCACCTCGCTCGACCACTCGACGTCGTCGCGGACCTTCTGCGCGGTGTAGACGGAGACGGCCGCCTGGGCGAGCGTCGGGACCTGGAGGTTCTCGAAGTCGGGGAAGAGGCCGTTGAGGGCCGCGGTCACCCAGGTGAAGACCTCCCAACGCTCCCAGAACGTGTCGACGAGGTGGAGCGTCCGGCACGCCTGGATCTTCGCCATGTTGAGGTCGGAGACCTCGGTGGTCTTGAAGTCCTGAGGGATGCGGTACTCGAGGGTCTCGGGTTCCCAGAGGAGGAAGTCCGGACCATACTTCTTGAGCAGGAAGAGGTCGAGGACGAGAGGATGCGCGTCAGGATGCCGGAAGAAATTGAATACGGTCACGTTGCCGACACTCGCGCGCGGCGCCGCATGCTTCTCTTCTTCCGGCTCCTCGACGGTCTCTATCTGCTCGGTCGGTTCGTCGTCCGCCTGCGCCGGAAGGTTCGCCGCGGCAGCCGCTAGCCGAGCTGCGAGCTTGTCGATGTCGAGCATGATCACACTGGGGAGTTTTCGGTCGCCATCCGGATGAGGAGCTTCTTCTGATCGACCGGGAGGCTCTTGTAGATGCCCACCGGGTCTTTGCAGAACTCCTCGCAGAAGTCATCCCCGAACGTGCTCTTGAGCCCCGGCTTGTTCGACTTCAGGCGCTCGAGGTCCGCGGCGGTGACGTAGTAGTTGCCGATGATGTCGGTGAACGTCTTCTTCTCGTCCTCCGCCGTCTTGTCGAAGCCGAAGGTCGACGCGAACGGATCGGGCACGTCACGGTCGTAGTAGGCCGCGACGCCGGCGGCCTTGTCGAGCTCGCCGAGCACCACCGCGTACTCCTCCGGCGGCATAAGCGCGGCGCTCTTCACGAGCTCGTCGTAGAGGCCGCGCAAGTCCGCGTCGTCGATGAGCGCCTTACGCGCGTCGATCGCGAACTGGAGCTCGATCGCCGAGGCGTACTTCTCGGAGCCGTACTTGCGGGCCTCGTCGCTCACGGGGATGCCAAGCTCCTGCGCGCGCTTCACCATGTTCACGCAGTACTCGTGGCGCTCCGCCGGCGAGAAGCACTTGCCGTACTCGTCGAAGTACGCGCTCGCGCGCTTCACCTGCTCGTAGCTGTCGAGCGGGTACCTCTCACCGAGAGCGTAGCGGCTGGCCTTCTTCACGGTCGTCTGGGTCATGGCTTCTTTCTCGGTGACGTCGACGACCGGGCGGAGATGGGCGGTCTTCTTCACCACGGCCTTCGTCGGCTCGGCCTTCGCGGTTGTATCGCAGGACAGGGGCATCGAGCTCGTGCCGACGACCTCTGCAACGTGCTCCATCCCACCAGACATCGCGGCAAGTCCGCCAGCGGCGCCACCCATCGCCTCGCCGGCGCGGACCTTGGCGAGGTTCGCCTTGATGTTCTGGCTGGTGCCCTTCGCAACCGAGGGGACCTTCATCGCGGTCAACGCGGCGCCGACGGGGTTCTTCGCCGCGGAGCGAAGAGCCATCCCCGCGAGGCCGGCCTCCTTCTCGAGCTCCTCCGGAACATCGAGACCGTACCAACCGCACGCCACCTTGAGGTTCTCGGCGGCCACCTGACGTGCTTCCGCCGGAAGCTTGTGCGCGTTCTTGAGGAAGTAGAGCACCGAGAGCGCCGTGTTGCCCTCATCGATACAGGCGAACTTGCGGAGCTTCTCCTCGCCGTTCAGGAGAACGAGCGCGAACACGTCGTCCGGGAGACGAGAGCGCTCGTCGGCCGTGACCACGTGGGCCTGCTTGACGAAGTTGGGGATCTCGTCGCTCGAGGCGAACATCGTCCGGAGAACTTCGCCACCCACGTCGTCGTAAACGTCGAGAACAAGGCCGCTCGTCTGCATGGAGGCCATCTTACCCGCACCGACCAAGCCGCGGAAGAAGACGGCATAAGGACCTCGAAGGTGGAAGAGATCTACCTCCAGGAGAACAATGGTCGATCTGTCGAGAGAGGATCCACCGGACTGCTTCGGCAAGCTCTGGGATCCGAAAGCGAAGGAATGCACGGGTGGCATGGACCCGGCGTTCACCGACGAGAACGGCTCTCACGTTCGCGAGAAGTGCATCTTCTTCGAGTCATGCGGAGCTCGACTTCAAGCATCACGAATGGAGCCGGCGAGGAGCCTCATCGACCCCAAGAGCCTGCTCAAGAACACGCCCCCTCTTCTCAGTCCGGCGAATCCGCCTAGCCAGACGAGCCAGTTCGTCGAACGGTTCATAACCGCAGTGGCCAACCGCCCAGTACAACAAGTACAACAAGCGGCCCCGGCCTCCATGAACCAACCCCCCAGGCCGCTATATCTTCCACCCCCGGTGATCCCGCAAGGGGTCCCAGTGGCGGGCTACCAGGCGATGATGCCGGTCAACTACCAGATGCCGGGGTACCTCTCGGTCCCTGAACAACGCTATCCGACGGAGTCGTTCTGGAAGTTCCTCGGAAGAACCGTCTTACGGTCGATAGGGAAGAGCTTGGGCCACTCGATCGCCCACCTCTTCGACACGGTCCCGCTCGGTACTCAACCCCCTCCCGAGGTGCATGTCGATCACACCGGGAGGGGCTGAAAAAAGATCGCGAACCCCTGGACCCCCCCCACCCCCATTCCAATGGGTCAGGGGGGGGTCCAGACCCTCGCGGTAATTTTTCTCCCATCTCTCTCTCAAGAATAGATCTACCTGAGAGATGGGAAAAATAAGGCTTTTTCTCTCCGAAAATCGATCGCCACAAAAACCTGCTCCCCTTTTTGGGCTCTCCTCGGAGCCTCCCAAGGAGACCCCAAAAAGGGGAGCCACTTGCTACGGACGAACCCATAGAGATATGACCCACCGGGTACATCTCCGAAAGGATCTGACCGGGGAAGCCTCCGGACGGCTCACCGTTCTAGGCATCTCCGAGAGAACAAGAAGCGGGACCATATGGCGTTGCCGATGCTCCTACGGGACTGAGGTGAGGGTCTACTCGTTCAACCTCACCAGGGGCCAACAGGTCTCTTGTGGCTGCTTCGAGAACTTCTTGAGGGACATGGGACCTCGCCCAGCCCCCAAGCTCACGATCGAGCGCAAGAACAACAACGGGCCGTACGCTCCCTGGAATTGCCGATGGGCTACCCGGAAAGAGCAGAGGAGAAACGATGCGCGTCGTCCGGCGTGATCCCGATAAGGGCTATGTCGATTGCATGTTCTGGGTCCCGAAGAAGTACATCCCGGTCGAGGCAACGAAGGCCGCCCTGACCTTCTCGACCATGACCGATCGGGTCCAGCGGTTCCTCACGCTCTGGCAGGAGACCGAGCACCACTTGCTCATTCCCCGAGAGTTTTGGGACCCCGCCTCACAGCCCTTCCCCGTGGTCGACTGTCGGCCAACCCAGTACCCAAAGACCCGCGTCTCGAGCCGCATCCAGCTCGACCTCAAGTCGAATTTCAAGGAGACGACCCAGCGAGACGCCGTTGCCGCGATGCAGAAGGCTCGAGGTGGGATCCTTCAGCTCGCGTGCGTTTCTGGGGACACCGTCCTCAACATCAACCGGGCCAAGGTCGGGAAGAAGATCACCATCGCGCAGCTCTACAAGAAGCTGCACGAGAGCACTCGGGTGGACCACTCCATCCCGACGTACATCCGGGCGAAGAAGGAAGAGGGCATCGGCCTTCACCTTGTCGAGGACGTCATCTACCGAGGTAAGCGGCAGACGTACGAGATTCGCACCGCAGACGGCAAGAAGCTCCGTCTGACCCGAGACCATCAAGTTCTGACGCCGACGGGGTTTCGATCGATCGATGAAGGACTCAGTGTGGGCTCTGAAGTCCTAGTGGATTCCAAGGATGGGAACCCGAAGAACAACAACATCGACAACCTCGAGGTCCTGCCCCGTGCGGATCATGGCCGCGCGCACGGGAATGCGAAGTACTTCCGCTTCGGGGAAGTACAGGTCACCCGCATCACGTCGATGCGCGCTCATGGCATCGAAGACGTCTACGACGTCGTTTGCGCAGACCCTCACCACAACTTCGTGGCCAACGGCATCATTGTCCACAATTGCGGTAAAGGTAAGACAGTGTGTGCTCTCGAGCTCATCGCCCGAGAGGGCGTACCCGCGCTCATCATTGTCGACAACACTCAGCTCCTCGAGCAGTGGACGAAGGAGATCCACCGGCATCTCGACGTCCCCGGTGGCGTAGGAACGGTCGCCAGCGGGAAGTTCGATTGGAAGAAGGACGTCGTCGTCGCGACGTACCACACGATCGCGAACATCGCCGACGACATGCCCGAAGAGATGCGCCGACACTTCGGGCTCGTCATCTGGGACGAGGCCCACCACATGGCGGCCCCGACCTGGATGAAGTCAGCGGACCTCTTCCCGTGCAAGCGCATCGGCCTCACGGCCACCCCCGAGCGCATCGACGGGATGCACGTCGTCTACGACTTCCACCTCGGCCCGGTCCTCTACAAGGACCTCGTCCAAGAGCTGAAGCCGCAGATCTTCTTCACCTGGACGGGCCTCGAGGTCGACACGACCGACCCGAAGGTGAGGGCGCAGGTCTGCGACGTGAACGGGGAGCTCCACACGTCGATGCTCTCCAGCTACTTTGGTCAGTGGCGCACGCGGCTCGACTTCATCTTGAACGAGGTGAGGCTCGCGGCGCAGGCGGGGCGAAAGATCCTCGTGCTCTCGTACTCGGTCGCCGAGCTCGTGAACATGTACGCGATCTGGAACAACGACCCCGAGCTCTACACGGACATCCCTGACCCGACGCCGCAAGATGTGGGCGAGACGCTCCAGCCGCAGCAGCTTGACGAGCGCACGATGCGGAGGCTGTACAAGAAGCTTGGCGAGCTCAACGGCATCCTCGCCAACCCGGCGCTCCCTCTCGACCAGAAGCACGGGGCGCAGATGCACAAGAACGACATCCTCGAGAGGCTGAAGCGGCACGAGGTCTGGAAGAAGATCGAGAACGAGCGCGAGAAGCGTCAGCGCTCGTACGTGAAGGACCGTCTCGAGATGCACGCGAACGGATCCGCCGGCCTCATGATCGGTAAGATCAAGCCGAAGGAGCGGGCGCGTATGCTCGCGGAGAAGCAGGTCACCTTCGCCATCATGAAGTACGGGCGAGAGGGCCTCGACGAGCAGTCGCTCGACACAGTCTTCGTGTGCGAGCCGATGAGTCAGAAGAACGCGCTCCAGCAGCTCATGGGACGCGTGCTTCGCATCAAGGCGGGGAAGAAGCAGCCGATCGTCATGTTCTTCGAGGACAACATCGGCCCGATGATTGGAATGTGCACGAATCTCCGACGGCACCTGAGATCTTGGCCGCTTGAAGAAGGGGGCCCATTCGAGTACACGCTGGTCGGTCACCCAAGAAAAGGACAAGGAAGACCAACATGGGGAGTAGCAACAACGGCAACATGACGGACCTCGACATCAACGACTGGGTCGTCGTGAGCACCCCGGGCGGGCGGTACTTCGGGCGCATCGCCGGGGACCTGAACAAGAGCAACATCGGCGGCGTCACCGACCTCGCCGTCGATCCGGAGAGGTTGAAGGCGTTCCGGCAGAGGGTCGTCGAGGCGGTGAGCAACGGCGACTGCATCGAGCTCTGCCCGGCGCTCGATTTCCTCGCGCCGCTCCGGCCGGTGCAGACGCCGCAGGGCACGGCGATGCAGCGTGACCCGATCGTCGTGCCGATCGACTTCACCGTGCACGAGACGTCGGTCTTCGTGAAGGCGGCGTCGATCTACTTCTGCGCCGACCTGAAAGACGCGGACAAGAAGACGTATAAGGAGCTCGCTACCGCGGGACTACGATCCGCTCTCGAAGCACGCGCCGCAGCCAGCGGCCTGATGCTCGCGAGTGGTCCGGTTCCGCCGAGCGGAAAGGTTGTCCCATCGCGTGGTTGATGCACGGAAGCCCTTGCCGCTGCTGCACAACGAGTGGTCGTCGTGCACGGCATGCGCGCTCGGGCAGCGGAGGCAGGCGGTCGGCGGCGCCTTTGTCGCTGGACACGGTACCCCCGGCGGGATCATGTTCATCGGCGAGGGTCCCGGCCGCCATGAAGAAGAACAAGGACTACCCTTCGTCGGGCCGTCCGGGCAGCTCCTGAGAGACGCGCTCCGGAAGCTCGCGTTCACCCACTTCTACATCACGAACATCGTCGCGTGTCGCGCGTGCGAGCCGATCATCGACCCGGCGACGAACACGCCGAAGATCCGGAAGGGCAAGTACGGGCGGCCCGACGAGATCATCTACCGCGACTGCCCGCCAAAGCCACTCGAGATTCAGGCGTGCATGCCCCGGCTCTACGAGGAGATTTACCTCGTCGACCCTGTGCTCATCGTCACGCTCGGGGGCACTGCGACCGAAGCGCTCCTCCGGCGCAACGTCGCCATCACGAACGCGCGCGGACGGACGGAGGCCATCTCCATCCCCGGGGCGACCGCGCGCGCGGTGCACACGGAGAAGAAGAAGGTCTGGGGCCGCAAGGTCCACGGTGAGATGAAGTTCCCCATCGAGCAGAACGAGGTGAAGTACCTCGTGCTGCCGACGCTTCACCCCGCATACGTTCTTCGCAAGATCGGCGACCGTGGTGCGCACAGCCCCATCCGCCAGTTCGGCGACGACCTCCGCGCGGCGGTGAAGATCTACGAGTGGTACATGATCAACGTGCGAGGCGTCGATCCTGTGTCGTTCCAGCACTCGGACGCGGATCTTTCGAACATCGGAGCGGAATATGACGACGAAGAAGGTGGCTGAGACCGACATCCCCGAGGTGATGCACTTCCTCGCGGTGAAAAAGCAGATCGATGACCTGAAGGAAGGCTACCCCGAGGTCTTCGAACGCCTCAGGCAGCTCCAGCAGGACTACAACCAGGCGCTCGAGGCCGCTGAGAAGGCGGTGCGCGGCAGGCAGGTCTCCTGCGGCCCGTTCCACCTCTACCAGTGGCAGACGTCGCTCGACGCCGAGAAGCTCTACGAGGAGCTCGGCAGGGACGAGTTTCTCAAGGTCGGGGGGAAGATCCAGACGGTCACCACCTACGACCTCGACAAGAACAAGTTCGAGGCCCATGTCACCGCCGGCACCATCCCCAAGGAGGTCGTCGACGTCGTGAAGAAGGTCTCGCCCCGCTACAAGAAGCCCGAGAAGATCAACGTCTGATGCGTCCGGCGAAGTTCGACGCGATCCGCGTCGCGGAGATCTCGGTGAACTTCCTCGAGACGCCCGCCGCGGTCACCGCGAAAGCGGCCTTCGTGAACACGAAGTCGGGGGCGACACACGGCTGGACCACAGGCAAGCGGTGGTCCGACGAGACGATGGCGAAGCTTGTGGAGCTTCGTGAGCTCATGGAGCGCGATCTTTCCGCGGTGCACTTCGAAGATGGTGCCTTCCCGGGCTCACCTACAACATCTAGTGGCAGCCTTCGCGAAGGCTTCCAGGGATTGGGGGAACACCTCGGGACGCTAGAAGAAGAGGTCCCGCAAGGCTGACGCGCCTGTTGACATCGAGCCTTCTGACACGTCAGGTTGGGAGGCCCCTCTACGCCCCGCTCTCCGCCTACCCAAGCCAAGAGCGGGGCGTTGTTCGTTTCACCTGGAGGCGCAATGGCCAGTGCGGAAATGCAGTTGGTCTGCAAGATCATCAAGACAGGAGAACTGAAGAAAGTCATCGAGTGGGGGATCACGGAAGACGACTTCCTCATGCTGGAGACGAAAGCGATCTACCAGCAGCTCATCGCCACCTACTCGGCGACCGAGACCTCGGGCTCCGTCATCGGCCCGCGGCTCGCGCAGACGAAGTTCCCGCAGCTCAATCTCGACGACGTCGATGAGTCCGTGACGCTCGAACACCTCTGCAAAGAGGTCCGCGATCGACGGCTTTCGAAGATCGTGAAGGAACAGGCGCAGCGGGCGATCGAGATCGCCGACATCAACCCGCTCGAAGGGCTCGCAGCGATGCAGATCGCCGTCGGAGAGATTCTCCGCCTCGACGCGGGGAAGAACACCGACGTCGACTTCGGCACGGGCATGGAGATGGTCGCGCAGCAGTACGAGCTCGCGGTCAACGGGGGCGCGTTCGGGCGACTCGCGTGGCCGTGGCTTCCTGTCCAGGACGAGACGATGGGCATCCAGGAGGATGACTTCATCGTCTTCTACGGCCGCCCGAAGTCGATGAAGTCCTGGGTCCTCTCCTTTCTCATCGCTTGGGCGGTAGGCCTCGCACCGCAGACCGTGCGCGTCCTCGTCTACACGAAAGAGATGACGCCGAAGAACATCTACCAGCGAGTCGCGGCGTGCCTCGCTGGCCTGCCGTACTCCGACCTCCGCAAGGGCAAGCTCACGCCCGAGCAGTGGGCGAACTTGCGGTGGTGGGTAGACGTAGCGAAAGAGCTCGCCGGACAGAACCGGCTCATCGTGCTCTCGGCGAAAGACGCGGCCGGGCACGATACCATCCAGTGGCTCCGCTCGAAGATCGAGAAGTACGCCCCCGAGGTCTGCTTCATCGACGGGCTCTACCTCATGACTCCGGAGAACCCGAAGATCGTGAAGGACAATGAGCGCGTCGCGAGCATCTCGCGTGCGTGCCGCCAGATGATCTTCGACACGAAGGTCCCCGTCATCGCGACGATGCAAGCGAACCGCAAGGCAGCCCAGCACGGGCGTGCCGAGCTCGACGAGATCGCGTTCTCCGACGCCATCTCGCAGGACTGCACGATGGCCGCTCGCGTCATCAAGGACAAGCTGGCGCCGACCATCTCGGTCGTCATCGGCGGCTCGCGCGAGTTCCACATGCCGGGCTTCCGCATCAAGGCCGTTCCGGCGTCGGACTTCTCGTTCGACAGCATCCTTAGCGAGGCCGACATCCTCAACGCGAAGAGCCTCGACAACCCTGACGATCCGAACGCCGGCAGGGGCGGGAGGAAGCCACCAAACAAGATGGTGCACGACGCCAAGAAGGCGGAAGAGAAGAGGCAGTTCGACAAGCAGTACAACGAAGCTCTGGCGAACATGTGATGCTCGAAGACGAGGTGTTCAACGTCGCGAGCCGGTTCCTTCGCAAGATCCGGCGCGGCGCGAACAGCGAGATCTCCGCCATCTGCCCCTTCCACCGGAAGGCGGACGGCTCGGAAGAAAAGCACCCGTCCTTCACGATGAACCTGTCGAAGGGCGTCTACTACTGCCACACGTGCCACGAGCGCGGGAACATGCGCACGTTCCTCAAGAACATGGGGGTCGGGCTCACGGTCCTGCACAACCAGTACGCGCCGCTGCTCGAAGCGCTCCAGAAGAACCACGTCGCGCCGACATTCAACCCGACGCAGGCGCGGCACATCGTCACCGAGACGCCCCTCCCGGAGGCCATCCTCGGCCTGTTCGAGAAGTGCCCTCTGCCGATGGTCGACCCGGACTACCGTCTCAACGAAGACGATCCCGTCTACGACGAAGCACTCCTCCAGAAGTACGACATCGGGTTCGACGAGGTCCACGGGCGTATCACGTTTCCGCTCCGCGATCTCGCCGGCAACCTCATGGGAATCAGCGGGCGCGCCTGCGATCCAAGCGTGCGGCCCCGCTACAAGGTCTACGACACCGAGTACACGGCGTTCGGCATGCCGGCTCGGGCGCAGACGAAGAAGAGCTCCATTCTCTGGAACGCGCACAATGTGTATCCACACGTCTATCGCGGCTCATCGAAGGAGCGCGTGGTCCTCGTCGAGGGCTTCAAGGCATGCCTCTGGCTTCTCCAGGCGGGTATCCCCAACGTCGTGGCCCTCGCGGGCTCGAGCCTCTCGGAGTACCACATCTGGATTCTCGAGCGGATGGGCGCGCAGGTGCTCCTGATGTTCGACAACGACTTGGCTGGCCAGTCCGGCCTCTTGAAAACCGCGCCTCAGCTAGCACGGTCGCTTGATGTCTTCATCGTGAACTACGAAGGGCGTCAGCCCACCAACCTGACCCAAGAAGAGGTCCGTCAATCAGTCGAGAAGAACTGCGAAGACTATTACCTCTGGGTCACTAGACAAAAGAAAGAGCGCAACCATGGCATTCGGTAAGGACGACAAGAACCTCCAGGCGGTTGGCGGCTTCCGGCAGCAGGCACGGCAGTACCAGGCGGCGCGTCCGCGGTTCGGCACCGGCGGCGGAAAGCCGTACTTCATCGACCGCTTCCAGCCCTCGCTCGAGGACACGGACAAGATCCGCATCCTCAAGGGGCTTTACGAGGTCGAGATCGGGCAGCAGGACGGCTCGATCGTGAAGCAGACGCTCTACTACTTCCCGTACATCGAACACTTCCACGGGACGCTGAAGAAGGGCGCCATCTGCTCAGCGGGCCCGCTCGGCATGTTCAAGGGCAAGGGGCAGCCCTGCCTCGGGCACGAGATCTACTGGGCCGACAAGAATGCCGGTCGGAAGAACGGGCCGATGTCGATGACGGAGAAGAACGCCTTCACCATCATCCACTACGCGCCGTACGCCAAGGTCGAGCAGGTCGACGACCAAGGCCAGGTCAAGAAGAACGACAAGGGCGAGCCCTACTGGAACTGGGTGCGCGTGATGCCCCACCAGCGGCACGACCCGCGGTTCCAGGGCAAGGAGATGCGGGACTTCCACATCCTCCACTGGTCGCTCGGCTTCGGGCACTTCAAAACGTTGATGGAGTACGACAAGGAGATCAGCCGGTCGTGCAAGTCCTGCGGCGGGCGCGACACGATCGTCTGCGAGGCGTGGACCTGCCGGCACTGCGGTGAGGCCCTCATCGAGCCGGCGACGACGACGCTCACGCCGAAGGAGATCGACGAGTTCACGTCGAAGAATGTCCGCTGCGCGAGCTGCGGAAACGAGGGCATGCTCCAGGAGATCATCTCCTGCACGCAGTGCGCGAATCCCGTGCGTGCGGAGATCTTCGACGTCGACATCAACGTGAAGCGCGTGAAGTCGAGCGAGGGCGGGAACATGACGAACATCATCATCCCGTCGTGGTCGAACCCCTGTCCGATCGACCAGCGCTACGCGGAGTTCGCGAAGCCGCTGCCGCTGGACAAGATCTTCCAGCCGACGCCCTACGAGAAGCAGCAGGAGATGTGGGGCGGCGGCGGTTCTCGCATGCCAGTCACCAACTCGCAGCTCTCGCGGCCCTACGGCGGTGGCGCGCCGACGCTCGGACCGGGCGGCAAGCCCCAGTACTAGCCAAAACCAGAAGGGCGGTAGGGCTCATCACCCGACCGCCCTTCTTCTTTCACCTGGAGTCCCGACTATGTCGGACCACCTACCCACAGATATCTCAGCTCGATTCTGGGCAAAGGTCAACAAGGCTACGGGCGCGCGTCGCTCAGGAGGGGTGTAGCCGTGCCCTGGAACGTGAGACTACCCAAGGCCGAATACTACGCGCACGACGACCCTCGTCTAGAAGCCATCATCAACGAGGTCCTCGACCAGAAGGTCGTGGCCATCGACTCCGAAACGACAGGGCTCACCATCTGGAAGGACGTGCCGCTCTTCTGGTCGCTCGCGTGGGGGGAGAACCGCCGCGTGTGCCTGCCTGCCGCTGCGCTCCCGAAGTTCACGGAGGTCTTCGATGACCCGGACAAGGACTGGGTCTACGCGAACGCGAAGTACGACAAGCACATGTTCGCGAACGTCGGCATCAACATCCGCGGTCGATCGATCGACACGCAGGTGATGCACGGCCTGCTCTACGAGGAGTCCCCGCACGGCCTCGACTTCATGGGCCAGCAGCTCTTGGGCTGGCAGTGGAAGGACATGTTCGAGGAGTGGGACAAGCGAGCCATCCCGAACGTCGGCGACTTCATCATGT